CAATTCTGCAGGTAACGTAGTCATAACTCCAGTTTCAGTTTCTGTTGATGGCGCAGATACTATTAATGCCACTGGTATCTATACTACTGGTACTGTTAATGCCACTTCTCATACTTCTGGTACTAATGCTGTATTCAATAGCACAAACCTATTATATACTGGTAACACTACACTTCAACCAACTATTACTTTATCTAATACTGGAGCGTTCAGTATTGGTAATAGTAGCACTACTCAGACTACTTCAATTATTACAGTTGCTAACTCTGTGGGTAATATCGCCATTACTCCTATTTCTATTACATTAGCTAACACAACCCAGCCGTTCTTTGTTGCTAATAGTACAGCTGCAACTGCATATAATAAAGTGCAAATTGGTAACAATGCGTTAAATCCATACTCATATGGTACTGCAGCGGCTATTGAAATTGATTTGACTTCTAACGGATTCGTTCAGGTTGTTATTCAAAATGCTAACTCTCAGTTAAATGCCTCTTCTGACCTTGTTGCTGCAGCAGATAGCGGTAACGACGTAAGTAACTATGTGGATCTTGGTATTAATAGTTCTACATATTCTAATGCAAGTTATAATATCGGTGGTGCATTAGATGCATATCTTTACGCTTCTAACGGTGCATTAACTATTGGTACTGCTTCTGTCAAAGACGTCGTTATCCATGCTGGTGGTACAACGACTACTAATAGAATTCTTACTGTTAATACAAGCGGTGTTACTGTAAATACTTCTTCTAACCTTACTGTTTTATCAAATACATTTAACCTTGGTACTTCAAACGTTTCTGGGCATACAACTTATGGTGCAGGTGGTTATACATATCTACCAAACGGTTTGAAAATGATATTTGGAGCAATTACAACTGCTAACTCTACAGCTAACGTCATATCGTTTTCTGCACAAAGTGGTGTTTCATTTACATCAAATTGTTACTCGCTAACGCTAACTTCAAACGCTGTGGCTTCTGTTGCAGCTGCATATACAGTTAATGCTACTAGCTTTACATTAATAACAAATAGTGCTACTTCATCGACTGTATCATTTATGGCGATTGGTATTTAAGGAATAATAATGGGTAATCTTTTACCGAATTTTACAAAAAATATTATCGAAGAGATAAACAATAGTATCTTTTCGAATACATCGCAATATTATGCATTTGCTTCATTTTCTGCCAATACACCATCTTTGACAGAAGATCAAATGTTTGTCAATGAATGGCAATTACTATTTGGTAAACAATTAAATTCAGGTAATTTTCTTCCTGTTATATCAAATATAATTTGGACATCTAATACTGTATATTCAATATACGACAATCATATTGATTTATCAAATACTAATTTTTATGCAGCCGCACAAACTGTAGGTTATTATCATATCTATAAATGTATGGATAATGCAAATGGAAGCCCATCAATTTCTAATCCAAGCGCCATAGCTTTACCTACACAAACCTCTACTTTTCAAACAGCTGATAACTATAAGTGGAAATATATAACTTCCATTACCAATGCAGTTTATAATAGATTTGCAACTGATGTGCATATGCCGATCTATTCCAATGTTAGTGTGGTTTCTTCAGCTGCTGAAAATAGTGGCGTTGATAATATACTAATTTCTAATGGCGGTTTCTATAATACGTACCACAATGGAATTGTACAGGGTGGCAATTCATCAATTATTCAGGTAGCTGCTAGTGCAAATACAACCCTTGGTTATTATAATAATAACTCTATCTATTTGTATAATTCAGGCTCACCTACTACATCCCAGTTATTTCAAATCGCTAATTACTTTTCCAACAGTTCTGGTAATTGGGTTGTACCTAATAGCAGTGTTAATTCTGCTTCTGTTACAGCTGGTGTTACAAGTTATAGTATCTCCCCTTCTATCATAATTCAAACAGATGGTACAATTCAGCCTCTTGCTTATTCAGTAATTAATGCATCTTCTAATAGTATTTCTAATGCAATTATCATTAATAGTGGATCAAATATAACTTGGGCTAATGTTAGTGTTTTTGGTAATCCAAGTTATGGTGGTTCGGGCGCTAATCTTCAAGCTATTGTTCCTCCTCCAGGAGGTCATGGTTATGATCCTGTAACAGAATTATATGCTAAAGGTATAGGTGTATACTTTACATTCTCCAATACAGAATCAGCAACTATACCAACAAATGTTTTATATAATGGCGTAGGTATAGCTAAAAATCCATATGGTATGAATACTTCTACAGGCGTAATATCTTCTGTTATAGATACAAATACTTTTAGTGCATATTTAAATGCTAGTTTTGTTACACCATTATCTTCAACACTATATACAGTTGGTGATACTGTAACAGGTAATACTTCAGGTGCAGTAGGCACTGTTGTATTTTGTAACACATCGACAATTTATTTAACAGGCGATAAATATTTTGTAAATGGTGAATATATTGTTAACAGTGGGAAAACTTTAGTTGCACAAACTACCATAAATACATTAGGTAGTGTATATACTAAGAATTTTAAACCTTTCTATGTTCAATCAGTTAGCACAGTTTCGAGATCTAATACTCAAAATGAAGCATTTAAATTGATAATTCAAATTTAATTAGGGAAAAGAAATGCCAATTAATACTAATTTAGATGTAGCACCCTATTATGACGATTTTAATGCAAATAATGAATATTATCGAATTTTGTTTAGACCTTCAACAGCTGTACAAGCTCGCGAACTAACTCAAATACAATCTATCCTCCAAAATCAAATTGAAAACTTTGGTAACTGGGCATTTAAAAATGGCAACATCGTTTCTGGTTGCGCTATTCATGATGACCCAAATGTACCATTCGTTCGCCTTCAAGATTATCAAAGCAATGGTGCGTCTTATGATGCAACGTCTTTTGCTAATTTACAGGTTGTCAGCGCTGTTTCAAACCTTACAGCTACAATCATCGTAAGTAATTCAGGTTTAACTGCGAACTATCCTAATACCAATGTTATCTATCTAAGATATATTAATACTGGTAACAATGGCGCCAAAGTATTTTCTAATAACGAAATTTTAAATTTTTACGTCAATCCAAGAACAGGCAATAACGTAGCTGATATAGTAGCTATTGTTAATACATATGCTAATTCTACATCTGGTCAACTTACAACTGGCGCTGCTCATGGTATCCATGTTGACGCAGGTGTAGTTTTCCTCAATGGTGTTTTTGTTAATGTTCTTCAACCAACATATGGTCTTGTAAATAATTTTGGAACTTATGCAGGTAACAACGTAGTTGGGTTCCAACTAACAGAATCAATAGTAACTGAAAATCAAGATTCATCTTTACTTGATAATGCTCTTGGATATCCAAATGAAAATGCTCCAGGTGCACATCGTTTAAAATTACTTCCAACTCTTGTTTCTTTAGATACATCAAATAGCTCGACTAATACTAGCGGCTTCAATCCAATTGTTACATATAATTATGGTGCAATAAGCACCACATCAGTTGCTGGTCAAAATCTATATTCAATTCTTAACGATTCAATCGCCAAAAGAACTTATGAAACTTCAGGTAACTACGTAGTTAATCCATTCGTCGTTGATACAACTACAAATGGTCCTTCTGCATTAACACCTGATTTGGTTTACGGTAGAGTAAATCCAGGTGTTGGATATGCCGAAGGTTATAGAGTAGAACTTCAAAAAACTCAGTACATTACTATGCGTAGAGGTAATGATACTAATTCTAAATTAGAACAACAGATCACATTCAATTATGGTAGTTATTTTCTATTAGATGAAGTTGCAGGTGATTTCGGATTTAATACTGCAGGAACAATTTCTTTATATGATACACCCCAATTTTCTGTTACTAAAAGATTATTTGCATCTGCAACACCAGTAGGCAATGTCATCGGTACTGCTCAAGTTAGATGTTTCTCATATAATGATGGTAAAACACAAGGGTCCAATACTGCATTATATGCACTTCATGTGTTTAATATTAATATGAACAGTGGCAATGGTTATAACCTTAGTCAAGTTCAGTCTGTATATTACAATGCAGGTGGCATTAAGGGTATTGGCGACGTTGTTGGTAGCGGTATCAATAATGCTTCTACTAAAGATCAACTTTTTAGTTTCGGTGATGTTGGCTTACAATCTTTAAGAGATTCAAGTAACAACTTACATTCTGAGTATACATATAGAACTCGTGTAAGCACCCAAATGAACACTGTTGGTGATTCAACAATTACACTTCCTTCTTCTGCAGCTGGTGGTATTGATATTTTACCATATGGTACTGGTGTATTAACTGATTTAAATGCAGCTAATTTTACTCTTATTGTTACTGGTGCTAATACTGATACTGCAAATTTCTCAGGAACTGTGAGCGTCAACGCTACAAGTAATGTTGTGACAGGTACTAGCACTTCTTTCATAATTAACTTTAATATTGGAGATCAAATTAAAGTTAATCAAGGCACAGCAACAGATGTAAGAACTGTTACTTCTATCGTTAATACTACTTCATTGTCTGTTGATAATCCATTTTCAACGACCAATGGTACAGCTACATATGCAAAAACATACATAACTGGTAAAATTATACCAATCAATCAGTATCCTGCTGCGTATGGTGGACCTTCTTCATATATACAAGTAACAAATACTACTTCATTTTCGGTTAATACTTTAGAAGCTCCAAGCACTCCAGTTAATGTTGATGTTGTATTTGATGTATTAAGAACATTTGCTACTCCAGCTAAAAAAGTTATCAATAAAAATCGTTTTGTTAAATTAGATACATCATTAAATCCAAATGGACCATGGTGTTTAGGGTTTAGTGATATACACCAAGTTAGTTTGGTAACAGGTTCATCTACTGCAAGTTATTCTCTTACTAATCAAGATATAACTTCTAATTTCGTATTTGATACAGGTCAAAAAGATACTATATACAGCCTAGGATACCTATACCCTGCAGCTGGTTACAATACATCAGCTAACCCATATCTATTAGTTCAGTTAGATTATTTCACAACTAACACCGCTTCAGGTACAGGTTTCTATAGTGTTGAATCATATCCTGTAAATGATGGACTTCCTGGATTTGTTACTGTTTCTTCTGGTTCTACTGCAGTTGTTGGTAATAATACTACATTTACATCTTCGTTTATTGTTGGTGATTTAATCGAAATAGATTCGACATTTAGAACTGTTGCAAGTATAGCTAATTCTACATACATGACTATTAATACCCCATTTAATAATAGTTATACAAATGTTTCTTATTATAATGCTACTACTATACAAACTAAAGATATACCTCTTTATGTTGACGAAGGTGGCAAAAAAATATCACTAAGAGATTATGTAGATTTTAGACTTCCTGCAAATAGTAATGCTACTGATACAGGTAAATGTGACACTTCAAATTCAGCTCAGTTAACAGCCGCTATTGGTGCTGCTAGTACTAATCCTTCAAATACTGTTGCATATAATGTCTATACAACATTAAATGTACCATCATATGGTAAAAATTTCCAATCTGATTATACATATTATCTACCAAGAAAAGATTTGATAATGATGACATCAGATAATGTAATTAAGATTAAAGAAGGTCATCCAAGTGATTCGCCACAAACTCCATTGTATCCAGATAATGCGATGGTTCTTGCCACTATAAATGTACCTCCATATCCTTCATTATCTTCTGACCAACTTGATACATTGTTATCGATAAATCAACTTTCTAAAAATCTAACCAGAGATAATTCTCATGGTATATCTATCAATTTAGTTTCAAATCGTAGATATACTATGAAGGATATTGGTAAGTTAGATTCTAGAATTACCAATCTTGAATACTATCAGGCTCTTTCTCTATTGGAGAAAAAAGCTACTGATATGAATGTCACAGATTCAAATGGTCTTAATAGATTTAAAAATGGTATTTTCGTTGATGCATTTAATGACTTTACTCAAAGCGACGTAACAAATCCAGAATATTCTATAGCTATCGATACTACAAGTGGCTTTGCTAGACCTAGAATTGTTCGTGAAATTGTTAATATTCAATTCAATGGTGGTATATCAAGTGCACAACAAACAGGGCGTGCAGTTTCTCTACCTTACACTGAAGTAGCATTTATGGCTCAACCGTTTGCTACTAAATATAGAAGTTCCGCCCACGTTTCTATGGCTTGGAACGGTACTTGTTTAGCTATTCCTGCATATGATAATCATGTTGATACTAATAATACTGGATCAATTAATATTACTGTTGACCTATCTACTCCATGGAAAGATTTCGCTCAAAGCCCATTTGGATCTATTTGGAATGATTGGGCTACAACAACTTCAACTACTACTAATACTGTTGTTACTAATAGCGGTGCACCTATTTCTAATGTCAATCTTGGATTTATTGGTAAATTTACAGGTGGTGGTGGCGGTCAAAACCCAACGACTGAAAAAGAAGCTGAAACTGCTGCATTAGCGTTAATACATGCAAAGTATGGTAATAATGTTACTATTGGTGCATTATCGTTAAAGCATGGCAGTGACGCCCCAGTTGTAATTGCCCCACCATTTTAATAATTTTTATGTTTTTTAGGAGATAATTTTGGCCACAACACCCGTTACACCTGTATTAGCCCCGCCGCAATTATCTGTTGGTAATGGTTATATCGTTACAAATACAACTACAACAATAACTACAACATCTAATGTTGGTGGCCAGCAAATAGTTGTTACACCTAATGCTAATACTGTCAGTATTGGTAACATTGTTACAGACGTTTCAATGCAACCATATATTGCAAATAGAATTGTTTCATTCTATGCATATAATATGCGACCAAATCAAAATCTTCATGTATTTTTTGATAATATTTTAGTCGACCAGTATTGCGCTCCAGGTATTGTCCCTCAATCTATAACTGATTCTTCTGATTATCATTCTATTCAAAAAAATGGTAATTGGGGTGATCCTATTGTTTCTGATCAGTTTGGTCAGGTTGCAGGCCAGTTTAATATTCCAGGTGGCACATTTAAAACAGGTGATCGTATTCTAGAACTTGCAGACGTAACTGATCTTACACAAGGTTTAGATGCATTAACAACTAAATCGACTGCGACATTTACAGCTTCTAATCTTAGTGTTACTAAAGAAAATGTAACTTTAACAACCATTAATCCAGAAATATCATACGTTCCTATATCAAAAAATGTTGTAACTACATCTGTAAATACTAGCATTACAATTAGACCAGATATTGGTACTGTATATGCAAATTGGAACGAACCAATTGCACAGGGATTGACAATCAATACTCCATCGGGCGAAGCAGGTATATTTGCAACATCACTTGATATATTTTTCAAACAAAAAGCTCAAATTACCACTTATGGTGTTAGCGTATATCTTTGCGAAATTAAAAACGGCTATCCAGATGGTAATACAGTACTTCCATTCTCGAAAGTTCATTTACCATACGCTAATATTAATGTAAGTGCAGATTCTTCTATACCTACGAATTTTAAATTTGAAGCCCCTGTATTCCTAAACAATGGAACTGAATACGCATTTATTGTAAAACCAGATGCTGGTGATCCTGATTATTTTGTTTATAGCGCAGTTTTAGGCGACATTGATATTCAAACAGGTCAACAAGTATACACCCAGCCTACAGTTGGTGGTACAGCTTTTTATGGAGCAACCGATACTGAGTGGACTGCTCTTCAAACTGAATATCTTAAATTTGAATTACATAGAGCTAAATTTACATCACAAAGCGCAGATGCTTATTTCAATAATCAGCCAGCTGAATTTCTTAATATTTCTAATGTCGCTATGGTTAATACAACAGTTAGTATTATTCCAGGAGATTATGTTTTCCAAGCTACTAGTAATGTGGTTACAACTGCTCAAACTGCTGTTAATGCTATCCTCAATTACTATGATGATGTTAAAGATATTATCTACGCTGCAAATTCATCTGGTACATTTGTTAATAATGGTGTTATCCAAATACATAGATTTGCAAATACATTACTTGCAACTTCGCCAGGACCAAATACTACAACATTAATCGCTTCTGCTAATACAGGCGTATTATATGATGCTAAATTAAATAACATAGTACCTCAATTTGCAACTATTTCTCCTGCAGGTACTGCGCTTTCATTTAAGTATTCTGGTACAAGTAATACATATGCAGCAGACACTTATGAAACACCTATTAATGTAGGCAGATCAAATGAACTTTATGATTATGAAAGAATAGTTGCAAGTAGATCAAATGAAACTGGTCATATGAGCGGAGCAAGTTCTCTTACTTTACACGCTACTATGGCTACTGATTCTGAATTTCTTTCTCCTATAATCGATACTGTAAGAAATCAAGAACTTTTAGTATCTAATGAAATCGATCCAATTTCTTTCATATATGAAGAATTTTATACAAACGGTTCTTCAAAGTCAAAATATATTTCTAAAATTGTTACTTTGGCTCAAGGACAAGATGCACAAGATCTTCAAGTAATTTTATCTGCTTATAGACCTCCAGGCTCTGATATTCAGGTTTGGACTAGATTTTTAAGTAGTCAAGATTCAGAACCTATGTCTAATAAAACATGGGTTCCTATGATCAACACGGGTGATTCATTATTCTCTAATCCAGGCAATCCATCTGATCTTCGTGAATTTACATATGTAATACCACAGTATTATGGTATGATCCCAACAAACGGTACAGCAAATGTTGTTTATAATAGTACAACATTAACAGGCAATGGAACTCAATTTGGCACAGACGTTAAAGTTGGATGGTGGATCAATTTCCTTGCTAATTCTACATTTAATGAAGCTTCTAGACAGGTTGTATCTATTGCAAATACCACTTCATTGACTTTAAGTAGCGCATTTAATAGCAGTACAGGTTATGCAAATGTTCAATATTTTGTCGTTGCACCACCAACTACTCCATGGCTTTCAACACAAGCTTCTGTTCCATTAATCGGAACTGTTTCTGTTAATACTACTTCGGCTGCTATTACTGGATTTAGTAATACACAATCGGGAACATTGAATAGTAATACATTAGTAACTAGCTTATCTAATACTGCTGCTTTAGTAGCTGGTATGATTGTTACTGGTACTGGTTTACCTTCAAATAGTGTAGTATATGTTGCTAACGTTGTTAATGGTACTTCTATTAATCTAAGTGCTAATGCAACTTCAACTGGTTCGCAAAGCCTTACGTTTACTTCTAACTTTGTTGGACAATTACTTCCAGGAACTATTGTAAATATTGCAAGCGATCAGCAAGTAATAGTGTCAGTAACAAATGCTATTTCTGCTGTTATTGGTACACCATGGTCATCAACGGTTTCTAATACAGCTGCTAGTATCATAACACCTACTGGTCTTTCATATTATAATTCATCGTTCAATCAATATTCAACTCTCAACAGATTTCAGATCAAAATTATTTTACAATCAAATGACAGTTCAGCTGTTCCGCTTGTAGATGATGTTAGAGCTTTGGCGATGCAACTATGACGAATAAATATGTGAAGACAGACGTTGAAGGTTTTGTAAAAGACCCTAACAATGGCGCTGTTTTGAGCGTTGATTATGTAGGTTTAGATGCATATAGAAAACAAAAACAGAATGCTTTGAAAGCTGAACGTGCTAATATTAGATTAGATTCAGTTGAAAAAGACTTAGGCGAAATTAAGCAAATGCTTCAACAGTTATTACAGAGATAAAATAAATGACTTGGTTAATTACAAATATCGCAAATACAGATACTTTCCAGAAATGGCTTGACACAACTAATTATCTCGTCAATGCTGTGTCCACTGCAGCTGTTACTGTCGGTAACGCTGCTGTAGGTTCAGCTGGTGTTACTGCTACGTTTACAGCAAACGCTATTACAACAAATAACGTAACTATTAATGCTAATCTTTCAGTTAACGCTATTTCTATTGGCAATAGTAGTATTAATACCATCGCTAATTCTTCTATATTATTAATCTCTAATACAACTGCTAACATTTCATTGACAATACCAACGGCTGCGCAAATTTCAAATGGCCAATATTATCATAATGCAAATGGTGCATGGTCTGCAATTGTTTCTCCATATAGTCCTGCTACTAATAATTCTGTTACCACAACAGGTACTAGTGCGCAGGTTATTGACTCTTATCTAATTTCAACATATCATGCGGCTGAATATTTGGTAAATGTTATTGATAATCAAACAAGTTATAATAGATATACATCTAAAATAATTGTATCGACCGATGGCGGCAGCAATAATTTCATTACAGAATACGCTGAATTTGGCAATAACGCATTAGGTGTATTCACTGTTTCTTCTAATGCTAGTAGTATTATATTAAATTATACACCAGCTTCCGTAAGTACAACAGTTAGATATGTTAGGACTATCATCTAATGGCTACAAAAGCTAACTTAGTAATCGATCAAGGCACAACATTTTCCACTGATTTATCGCTGCAAGATAAAAATGGTGATCCGCTCAGCTTGGGTGGATTTACTGCAAATTCTGTAATCAAAAAATGGTATACTTCTCAAACTTCTGTTCCATTTAATGTTTCTATCAATACAGCTTCTGGAACTATTACTTTAGAATTAGATGCTAGTACTTCTGCTAATTTATATGCTGGAAGATATGTTTATGATGTTGATATTACAGAAACTGCTACGGGTACGGTTTCTAGAGTAGTTGAAGGTATTATCACTGTTACTCCATCTGTTACTGCTGGAATTTTCTCAACCAATAATACATGGTTTGCCAATGGTTATACTAATGGTTGATAATAATGACCATTATATCTAATGTAACAGTATCTAATAAAAACGCAGTTGCAGTTTCTGTTTCGCAAAACGAGGGTATTACCATATCAAATACTTCCGCTATTACCACAATTACTAATGTAATAGTAGCTGATAAAAGATCAATATCAGTCTCTAGCAATGCTATAGCTGGCATTATAAACACTACAACACCTGTTACTTTAATACCGACGCCGACTATGGCTAGTGGCGCTTCGACATTAGAATCTCTTACCGATGTGGTTTCTACTGGTGAAACTACTGGTGACACTTTAGTTTATGATTCAAATACAAAAACATGGATTGCGCAACCGCTTGATTTGTCAAATGTTACTGGTGGATTAGACGGTGGGACCTTTTAAATAATAAATAGATAAAATTATAAAGGGACCAAAACATGGCCAACAATAGAATTCAAATTAAAAGAAGTGCGGCGACTTCTTCGCCAACAACATTAAATCCAGGCGAACTGGCATTTAGTAACGTAACTGGTGGTTCAGGCGTTCTCTTCATTGGTTCTACTGATGGTGCTACAGTTGTTCCTATCGCTGGTGTTAGAAATCCAGGAACACTTACTGCAAACCAAGCATTGGTTGCAAACTCGACTTCTGGTATCAATCAGATTATCACTTCCAATGTTACCTTACAATATCTTTCCGCTAACGGTTCTTATGGTACTGGAGGTTATTTTCTAGCCTCTGGTGGTACTAGCACTAATGCATATTGGGTTTCTGCGGGTTCAGTTGGTGTTAATGTAAATGCTCAGTATGCATGGACTAATACACAATCCTATTCAAATACAATTACATTTAATGGTTGGATTCAATCTACAAATGCTATTTCAGCAAATGGTTCTAATGGTACTTCTGGATATGTTCTAGCTTCTGGTGGTAATGGTAACGTATATTGGGTTGCACCTGCAAGTTTATCACTTAATACATCTGCACAATATACTTGGTCTAACACCCAGACTTTTCAAAACACTATTACGTTCAGTACTTCAATTCTTGCTAATACAGTTAACGCTGCATCATATACCGTCGGTACATGGGGCGGTGCAGCTAATGCATTCATTGCTAATAGCTCATTCGTTGGATGGGGTAATACAACAGCAAACGTGCAAATAGCATGGGATAGCACTGGTCAAGATTTACTAGCTATCGGTGGTAATCTTAATAACTATGTAGAAGCTGCTATTTGGAATAGTAATACAGGCGTTTCGGCCTCTGCTGATTTTAGCATTAATGATAATAACGGTCTTTATTCTAATAACTATGTCGATATTGGTATTAATGGTTCTAACTGGTCGAATACTCTTTGGACTATCAATGGTCCTTCTGATGGTTATGTTTACACAGGTAATACCAATCTTTCTATCGGTACAGCAGCTGCTTCGTATATTAACTTCTTTACCAATGGCACTCTTGCTGGTAATGAACGTATGCGTATTACTTCTGGTGGTAACGTTGGTATCAATAATACCGCTCCAACGAATCAGCTATCTGTAAACGGTTCAACTTATCTTGGTGGTACTGTTAACGTATCTGCAAACGTTGTTGGTGTTAATGCTTACTTTACAAACATTAACGCTTCAGCTAACGTTTATGCAACTACAGTTTACGCCAACGTAACTGGTACATATGCAAATATCACAGGCCAAGTTAATACAGCTACTTTCTATGCAGCCACTTCTGCTAACGTAGGCACTTACTTTACTGTTAACTCTACATCTGCTTCTGAAACAGTTAACGCTTCTTTCAGTGGCGCTAATCTTTACGTTAATACAACAAATACTGCCTTTACTTCTAATACTACACTTGGTGGTACAAATACCTCGATTACTTCGAATGTTCAGTTGTCTGGTACTAACACTTATATTAGCTCGAACGTAACAATTACTGGCGCTAATATTGACGCTACATCATCTACTCTTCGTGTGCGTGATATCACTGCTTCTGGTAACCTTATAGTTACTGGTTCAGTTGTTACTGTTAATACAACCACGCTTCAAGTTAATGATAACGTAATTGAAATTGGTTTTAATAACGGTGGCCTTTCAACTGATCTTATCGACACTGGTATCTATTCGCCATCTAATACTGGTGGCAGTGTTATCTATTCTGGCGTTGCTCGTATTGCTGCTTCTTCAAATACAACTGTTCCTTGGTATAAGATCTTTAATACAGCAACTAATCCAAATAGTGGGTTGACTATTGTAAGCTCTACAACTGGCGCTCTACAGGCTTATCTATATCCATATGGTCTTGGTGGGGCTTTTGTTGCTAACTCAACTGTTGTTAATATAACAGCAAATGGTACTCTTTCAGCTACTATTACTGCTAATACTTTAACACTAACAACTAACCTTGCTACTACTTCAGGCGGTACTGGTCAAAATGCATATTCTTCTGGTGATTTATTGGTTGGTAATACCGCCAATGCTTTAACAAGATTAGGTATCGGTACAGACGGATATGTTCTTCAAGTTAATGGAACAACTGTTGCTTGGAATACTTTAGATGGTGGAACATTTTAATTAAGTGGAGTTATTATGGATACTGAATTTGTAAATTTATATATTGAACGAATTGTCAAAGAAGTTGAGGAGTTGACTAAAGCTCGACTCCTCAATGAAGCTAAAACTAATTATCTTGAAAATGCAAATCAAAAATTGATTAAGCATATCGAACAGTTAGAAATGCAAATAGAAAAACAAAATAAAAAAACTAAAAAAGAAGTAAATACTTTAGAACAATTTTAAACCTCGGTAAATACCGATATGAGGACGCCATATGGCAAACAATAGAGTATATGTAAAGAGAACGTCTACAACTGGTCGTGCACCTAATACGACAGCCTCTTACGCAACTAATACCCAATATATTGCTGCTGGCGAATTAGCCCTCAATATGACTGATCAGATTCTTTATACATCTGATGGCACAAATCTTATTACTGTTGGTTCAAATCTTACATCTTTGAACGTTAGTGGTAATACTAAAGTAGTCAATGTGTATTCAACTGGTGTTGTCAATTCTGCTTCTCACACAGTAGGCACTGCATTTACAGCTAACTCATCGATGACTAATACGGTTTCTTTAGTAGTCTCGACTAATGTGGCTACGATTGGCACAGCTGCATATTTTATATCAAATGGCAACATAGGCATTGGTACTAATACACCAAATGCATCACTTTCGATTACTCCTTCAACTGCTTCTGGTACTGCAGGAGCAGTAAATAAGATACGCGTATATGATGATAATTCAGGATCATTATATGGTCTGGGCGTTTCAACTGCTTCTTTAGATATCGTGACGGGATATGGTGGACAGATTAATTTCTATGGTGGTGGCAACACTCCAATTTTACTTGCTAGGATAGATAGTCAAGGAAATGCTGCTTTTGGAGAAACTAGTGATACAGCCAGAGCTGCAATAACAGGATATGCTGTTAATAATGCTGCAGGTTTATATGTTTTTGGTGGCGGTGGCGGTGGCACATATACTGATATTATGGGCGCTAACTATGACAGTTGGACAGGTGGAGCTCCTGGTACTATAAGATTTTATGATAGTAATTATAGTGCTGATATAGCATTCTTGATGAAAACTCAAGGTGCTAGCACTACACCTAGTAACGAACGTGTTCGTTTTTCTGCTAACGGTAATGTGGGTATTGGTAATGCTGCACCAATTGATAAATTGTCAGTCAATGGCACAACTTATTTTGGAGCGAACGTAAAAATTGCAGCTGGTATATCTGTTATCGATTCAACAGGATCTGGAGGTACTATCGGTCAAGTACTGACTTCAAATGGTTCTGGCAATGTGTATTGGGCGGCTGGTGGTATTGGTTCAGTTAATACTGCAGCTCAATATACTTGGTCTAATACTCAAACTTTTTCTGCAAACCAAACGTTATTTACAAGTAGCAACGCATCGACCAACGCGACTACTGGTTCTATTGTTGCAAACGGTGGTATAGCTGCAAATGGTAACATATATACTGCTGGACATATTGGTTATGCCAACTCTGCTGGCGCAAACCAAGCTTATACTTATTACAACTCATCAACTGGAACTCTTGATACGGTATTTGGATAATGGCTACTACTAGGTTATACAGTAACGGTACTCTTGGTGTATCTGGTCTTGGTGCGCATGGCGTTCTTGATGAAATGACACTTCCGTATCTTTATACGGGCAGCATTTATTTTGCTTCTGCAAATTCTGATTATCTATCAAGTGCAGCAAATTCTGTTTTCCAAGCAAATACTCCAGGCGGTTTAACCGTAGAAGCTTGGATATACCCACTTACTGTTAGTGGTACACTTGGCATAATTGGATATAATAATATTGGTTCGCAGTCTGGAAATAGTAGTGCTGGCGGCTGGATGCTTGCTTTTACTGGAACTGCAGGACAACTATATCTGTCTACGTATAATACTGCAGGCTCTAGTTCAACATCAACTCTTAATAGTGGTACAACCTTAATAACTGCAAATACTTGGAATCATGTTGCATTTACATGCAGTGGAACTGTTGGTACTTTATGGATAAATGGCGTAAACGTAGGCAGTAATACTTTAGGCTCAATATCCTACGGGGCGGCTACTCTACGCGTCGGGGCTTGGAATTATACCACGCCTAGATACTTTAACGGCTATATGACAGATATTCGTATTACCAGTGGTGTTCAATTATATACTACTACTTTTACACCTCCTGCACAAAAACTTCCCGTTCTTGCAAACACCCAGCTTCTTTTGAGCACGTATTACAACAATCCATCAGTTAACGTATTTACAGACTCAAGTTCGTATGCTAGAACTATAACAGTAAACGGTTCTGGAGCACCTGTTAGCATTAATGCCACTCCTGTGACCAATTATCCATCAACCGTAACGCCTCCGCAAAGGATATATAGTAATGGGACTTTGCAAGTATTAGGAAGTTTTGACGAAGAAACTGCTTTAATAGGCGTTTCTAATAGATTGTTCAGTAATGGTCTTCTAAGAACAGCTGGTATTTTTGATGAAGTTACAACATTTTAATGGAGAATAATTAGATGGCGCTTCTTTCGACTGGAACAAGAGTATACGGAAATGCTAGTATAGATACGCAATTAACCGTCAATACAAATTTTACTGCCAATACTCTCGGTGTTTATAATAATACTAATACGTTTACTTTTGGTACGTCATCGCTTGCAGCAAATGGTTATACGTATCTCCCAAACGGAGTAAAAATGACATGGTTTACTGCATCGGTAACTAATGGCGCGGCTCAAGCACTGGCGTATCCGTCAGCATTTTCTACAAATGCTTACAGTATTCACGCGGTATGCGCAAGTACTGCCCAAACTGCAGCAGTAACTATAAAAACAACTATTGCTAATGCAACCCATGTTACTGCAAATAGTATTGGCGTTAATACTTCATGGTATTTTGTAGCGTTAGGAGTATAATATGAATATTGTATATACAAGAGAATACTCGCAAGTAATGGTAACAAATGAAAACTCTTTAACTGATGTTGTAAAATCTTTCTATTGTAATATTATAGGGACGGATTCTGATTCGGGTGTATCAGTTCCAGTTGGTTTTGGCGTATCACTTACTTCCCCTGATCCAAGTACATTTGTACAATTTACTAATCTAACGCCAGCAATTCTTGATGGTTGGGTTAATGAAAATGTTGATATTAAATACTATGAAAATATAATTTCTACATCAATAAGTAACATTATTAATCCTCCAACTGTAAATAAAGAGCTGCCATGGGTTTCTTAACCAACGAGTTAACAAAACTATAATTTGTATAAATAAAAGAAATATCGCCAATAGGGAGAGTGAACTTTGGCCGACACTAATTTCATAGTTAAAGACGGTTTAACCGTCAATTCAACAGCTATAGTCAATTCAACAGCTATATATTTCGGCACGATTAGTGCATCATCTAATGGATATTTCTCCAATCAAACTATTATTACCATCGGTAATTCATCTGTTAATGGTACGATAAATTCAACATCTGTATCTCAAACAGCAAATAATACTTTGTATGTTGGATCTACAACAGCTGCTAACGTAGTTTCGAATACACAATTAACTTCTAATTTAGCTAACTATGCAACATTATCTGGCGCTACATTTACAGGTAATGTTTATGTCGGTACTGGATCAAGTAATACATGGGTTACAACTTCTGGTATTTACTTCGATGGTGTTCCTTTTTCTGGCGGTACTGATTATAGTAAAGGTAACTATGGTGCAGTTGGCTCTCCTTTAAATGCAGGCAATATGTTTAGAATTAATGCCAATACAGTTTCTAACAATGTAACTATTGACGCGCAAGATAATGCATCTGTTATTGGTCCTATAACAATCAGCGGTGCTTATTCGATAACAATTTCAACTGGCGGTAGATTGGTAATACTATGAGTACACTTAATGTAGCAAATATAAAATCATCAAATAGCATAACTGATTTATCAGTCTCCTCTGCTAATACTACTAGCGGTTCATTAGTTGTATGGTCAAATGGTGCTGGTGTAGTTATCAATGGTAACTATGCTACGCCAGATGCATATTTCTATTCTAATGGGCAAGTTTATGTTCCAACACAAATTCTTGCAGGTACAAATTCGGGCGCTGTAACTGCTATTACTGGCATATCCAATACTGCATATGGTGTTTATGGCAATTCGAATACTTTAATAGGCGTCTATGGATTTTCTAATACAGGTTATGGTGTTTATGGATCATCTCCATCTGGAACTGCTGGTGTTTACGGATTATCAAATACAGGTTATGGTATTATTGCTTCATCAAATACTGGACCTGCTCTTTATGCACAATCAAATACAGGTGTTGTAGCGCAGTTCTCTAATGCTACTACTACACTTGCTAGAGTGGAAGCCAACGGTAACTTTACACTCGGTTCTTCTACTATTGCAGCGAACGGTTATACTCTTTTACCAAACGGATTATTGTTACAGTGGGGTTCAATGACAGCTACAGTTAACGCTTCAACTATTGCAATAGGATCTTTTACAACACCGTTTAACACTTTGTATTCATTCCTAATAACTGGAAAAAACGTAGTTAACATAACTCAAGCTTCTACTGTTAGTGCAAATAATACAAATTTTTCATGGTATACAAATTATTCAGCTGGTGCAACTTCAACTGTAATGAACTATATGGCAATAGGAGTTTGATATGTCAACACTACAGGTAGCTAATATTTGGTTTGAATCGACTCAAAACAATGGTATGTCATATATAGGTGGCAATCCTAATACATTCGCATTGCAATTAGGTGGCGCTAACGTAATGACATTTGCCACTGGTACAGGCGGCGCATTATCAGTTGGTAATGGTTCAGTATACACTACTGTTAACTCATCTGTCGTATCATTAGGTGGTGCATTTTATGAAAACAGCAGAACAGTAGCAACAAATTATACAATTTCAACAGGAAAATCAGCAATGTCAGTTGGTCCTTTAACAATAAATAGTGGTGTTGTAATAACAATTCCTTCAGGAAGCAAGTGGGTGGTACTATGAGTTCAATTACAATCAACGGTGATACGAGCGGTTCGGTAATCCTTCAGGCCAATGCTACGGCGGGATCTAGTACACTTTATCTACCAGTAGGCACTGGTACTATTGCAGCGCAAGGTGTATCTACGAATATTGTAACAGGTGCAGTAGTTACGCCAACTTCTGGTACAACAGCAACATTAGCAACAGGTATTCCTTCTTGGGTTAAACGAATAACTATTCAATTTTATGGTGTAGTTATGGGAACAGCAACAACATCTCTTGTTGTCCAGTTAGGAACATCTGGTGGATTTGTTACCAGCGGTTATAATAGTGTTTCTTTTTATGAAGCAAGTACACCTACTAATGGTTTTCAAAGTGCGACGAATGGTATGCAATTTGGAACAATGACCAGTAACTCACAAACATTATTTGGCACTTTTGTATTAACAACTACTGGTGGTAATATTTGGATTGGTAGTGGGACGAATGGTATAACAGCTGATACTTTAGCATGTTTTAATAGTGGCTATTTGTCTTTAGGTGGCGTTTTAACACAGCTTCAGATGAGTACTTCTGCTGGAACTGGTACATTTTCTTCAGGTACATTTAATATACTTTACGAGTGAGAAAATAAATGGCAACAACTATTAATGCAACAACAGCATCTGGTCTTCAGGTAACATCTGATAACTCTGGTGTAATTCAGTTTCAACAGAATGGCAGTAACACTGTTACTATCCCAGCTGGTACGGGTACGACCGCGGTGCAGGGTGTTTCTACAAATATCGTTATTCCAGGAGCACAGATCTCGACTAATACTGGTTCAGCTACTCCTATTACTCTTAGTTCATCTATTCCATCGTGGGTCAGACGAGTAACAATTAACTTAAAATCATTTGGCACAAATAACACTTCTATTCCACTCGTAAGAATTGGTCCATCTTCAGGAGCTGTTTCTTCAGGTTATCTATCTTCGGGTATAGCATTATCTTCAAGTGTTGTTTCTTTTGCAACTTCAACTTCTGGGTTTCCATTAACGGGACAATGGTCTTCTTCTATAGCTTTACATGGTTCTATGATTTTATCATTAATAGACGCTTCTACGAATACATGGGTAGCAATAGGCACATTTGGTAGAAGTGATTCTGGCGGTGGTTCAACAATGGCTGGTTCTATATCTCTTGCGGGTGCTCTATCTATAGTTACACTAGCAACAACAAGCGGCACTGATTTATTTAATAACGGCACAGCCAACATCCTTTACGAATGAGAGAAAATAAATGTCAGTTATAGTCGACGGTACAAACGGTATCACAATGCCAGATTCATCTAATACTGGCACAGTACACGGCATGCTTCTTCGCGCGCCACAGATAATAACAAGTGGCACGTCCTACACGACGCCATCAAACTGCAACAGCATTTATGTTGAAGTGGTTGGCGGCGGTGGCGGCGGTGGAGTCGGGTCTCTATATGGGGCAGGCGGCGGCGGCGGTGGGTATGCTGCAAAATATTTTTCTGTATCTCCAAGTACGTCGTATACTTACGGAATTGGTGCGGGTGGATCAGGTTCCAGTTCCACCACTGGAAGTTCTGGCGGGAATACAACATTTACTGTTTCTTCAACGACAATAACTGGTTCTGGAGGCAGCGGAGGTGCAGGGTCTTCTACCGCAACTTCAGGCGGAACGGGAATAAATGGAGATTTAAATATTACCGGAGGAAGTGGGGGCGGAAGCGACGGAAATTTTGGGGGCGGTTTTTCTGGACAGGGCGGTAGTTCTTTTTTTGGTTCTGGCGCTCCGGCGGCGATTGGCAATACCCAATTATCAGGGTTAAATGGCACTGGATATGGCTCCGGCGGTGGAGGATCATATAAATATGGTGGCTCTCCATCAGGTGGGAACGGCACACAAGGCATCATTCGCATTTGGGAGTACACATAATGACAATTTCAATTACTGGTAAAAAAGCAGCCCTAGTAAACAGTGATGGAATTGTTGAAAACATTATTGTTTGGCAAGAAGGCGATTCTATACCAACTGATCACACTATTGTAGTATTAGATGCGGAACATCATATATCTATTGGATGGATTCATAACAACGACGGTACTTTCACAGACCCTAATCCACCCGCAGAACCTACTCCTGCCCCTCAGCCTACTCTGGCTGAGCTACAATCCCAGTTAGCCGCACTAACCGCACAGATACAAACGTTAGCGAATACTTAAGGACTAATTAATGTCGATTATTGTCGTTGATAAACTATCATCTAATAATGTGTTATCGACAAATAGTATTGTTTATGCAACAAATACTATTGCAGCTACCATCAACACAACAGCTATAGCTTTACCTAATATATCATCAACTTTAGCATTGTCTCCAAATACAATAAGTGCATATGGTTCTAATGCTACTAGTGTACAAGGCGGTGGTATAACTATAAACACAACTGCTATATCAGTTGGTAATTCTTCAGCCAATATAATAATAAAAGGTCAAATTAGTACACCTACGATTTATGTTGGTGGATTTGTTAATTCTGCTGCTTGGAATGGTCAGTATACAGCGTTTAATTATGATTATACTCTTTTTGCAGCTAATGCTATTGGTAATAATGGCATTAGTGTTTCACCTGTCATGTTTCCAACTAATACAGAGACTGTTAATACTCAAATATTTACTGCAAATGGAACTTGGACTGAACCTTCTTGGGCAACAACTGGTTACGAGCTCGTATTCGTTCATATGTGGGGCGGTGGTGGTGGTGGAAACACAGGCTTAGGTGGCGGTGGCGGTGCTTTTGTTTATGGAATTTATACTATGAGTCAATTAGCAAATGCTTCATACACTGTAACAGTTGGTTCTGGTGGAGCCGCAGGAGTTGCTGGTGGCAATTCTAGTTTTAATACTGCTGGATCACAAGTTCCAACTTTAACTGCTTATGGCGGCGGACCTGCTAATACTACAGTGGTCGGCGGCGGAGGTGGATGGTTTGGAGCGGGTAGCGCAGGAACTGGTGGTGGACCCCTTGGGGGAAATAATTCAGCAATAAATAGTTCTTCAACTTTTGGTGGCGGTGGTGGCGCAGGCGGAATTGCTGGCGTTGGCGGCGGTGGAGCTATTACTAATGGTACAGAAAGCCGAAATTCTATTTACGGTGGCGCTGCAGGTGGTGCATCATCTCCAGGTATTTCAATATATGGTGGCGGTGGCGGCGGTAGTACAGGAATAGGATCTTCAGTGTACGGAGGATTTGGTGGGAATGGTTCAGTATCTGCTACTACACCAGGAGGCGGTGGTGGTGCAAATAATGCAGGCGCTCGCGGTGAAGTACGTATTTACACCATAAGGAAATTATATTAATGTCATCAGTAAACGTAGATACTATCTATTCAGGTACAGTTGCAACTAATAGTTTGTCATATGGTAATACATCAGGTAATTTGCAAATACAATATAATTCTTCTTCTTTAGTTGTAGGTTCAAATCTTATAATTAATAGCTCAAATATTTTAATCAATAGCACTGCAATTTATGTTGGTAATAGTTCTGTTAATACTACTATAACTGCAAATGGTTTAACAACAAATAGTATTATCATTAATGGTACTACATATAATACTTTTCCAACATTTGCAAATACAATAAATTATCAAGTATTTACTGCAAATGGAACTTGGACAAAACCATCTAATGCTGGTCCAAATGATCTTGTTACTATTATGGCATGGGGAGGTGGTGGAGGTGGAGGTGGAACTACCTCAGGAAAAGCTGGTGGCGGTGGCGCATGTGTCGTAGTTAACCTTTTAGCATCTCAATGTAACGCAGTTTGTAATGTTGTTGTAGGATCTGGTGGAGCAAATGGTGGCGCTGTTGTAAATAATGGAGCTGCAGGACAATCATCAATATTCTACGCCAACTCTGTAGTTCCAACAATTATAACTGCATATGGTGGTGGCGGTGGAAGTGGAAATACTACTGCAGGAGCTTCAGGTAGTGGTGGTGGATGGTTTTCTACTGGAAGTACACCTTCTAGTACTACTGATGGAACTGCTCAAATTGGAGGTGGTCCTATTGGAGGAAATGGTACTATATTTGATTCTACATTTGGTGGTGGATTTGGAGCAAATAGTTCATTAAATGGCGGTGCTGGTGGTAATTCAATATATGGCGGTGGCGGTGGCGGTAGATCATCAGGAGTTGGTGGTTCTTCTATCTATGGCGGTGGCGGTGGCGCGACAAGCGGCTCTACTGGTACATCTAATTTTGGCGGAAATGGCGGAAACTCTTCAGTACTAGCAACAACTCCAGGCGGTGGTGGTGGCGGTGGCCAAGGCTTAGTGAATGGATTTACAGGTGCTCGCGGTGAAGTTCGCGTTTGGATACAACACGTAGGATAATAACATGGAATTAGATGTATCAAATGTAAACGTCAATACGGTAATTACTAGCACACCATTAAATATTAATGGGTTATATCTTGACAATGACACAACAATTGGATCAAATGTTCAACTTGCAAGTTCTCTTGGTAGTGGTCTGCTTGGTTATCAATATAATTTCGGAGCCGCATTATACGGAGCTTCTTGGAATGATATTTTCACATATAGTCTTCAGCCCAATAACGTATCTTATTTTACTGATTTAGATTTTAGATCTTTTGCAAATGGCGCACCATATAGTGCAGATAGTACATATATGTTTACTGGATATTTTTTAGCTCCAGTTAGTGGTAATTGGAATTTTAATGTTACTGGGGATGGTGCTAGTGTATTTAATATGTGGGTTGGCGCCAATGCTGGGCTAGGCGTTGCTAATAGTTCTAATTATTTTTTAGATACCAGTAAATCTGTTACTGGCGCTAATATCTATATGAATAATCAATATCAAAATAATTATTTTAATATTAACTTTACTGCAGGTGTATATACTCCTGTAAGAATATTATTGGGTACATACGTATCATCTGGATTTACTTTATCATTTGCTCCTCCAAATAATATAGCTACATCTAAATTTGGAACTAATTTAACTGGATATTTTTTCAATGATGCACCATATGTTAGAGTAGGTGCAGGAACATATGGCCAAATTAATTCATATTCTAGTACATACAATACTTCAAATGCAAGTATAATAACTGCAAATTCAATTTCAGTTCCTACCCTTACCCTTGGTGGATTAACTTGGAATGGTATTAATTTTCCTGGAGGCATGGGAGGTATTGTCAATACCCAATATGTTACTACAACTGGTAACTGGATAAATCCATTAAATGATGTTACTAATCCAATACAACCTCTATTAACTGGTAATGAGCAAGTTTTAGTTATGTTGTGGGGTGCTGGTGGTGGAGCTTCTACTAATGGTGGTTATATCAATTGTGGTGGCGGTGGTGCCTTTGCTATGGGAACTTATAAACTTTCTGATTTACCTAGTGCAGTTTATGTTACAGTAGGAACAGGTGGAGCTGATGGGGGTCACGGCTTCGGTGGTGATGGTGGATATTCTCAATTTTTTGGGAATGGTAATATACTTTATGCTTATGGTGGCGGTGGCGGTGTTGAAGCCTCAACATCTGGAACAAGTGGAGCTGGTGGAGGTTTAATTTCTGCAGCCAGTACAAATACAGCAGGTGGACCATTAGGTGGAGCAGTGGCCACTAGTGGTGTTAACGGAGGCGACTCGACATTTGGTGGTGGTGGATCTGCATGGGCCAATACTAATGGAAATTATGGAAACGCTGGTTCTTCTGTTTATGGCGGTGGTGGTGGCGGACAATGGCTTACGAATAAAAGTAGTTATCCAGGAAATTCTATATATGGTGGTGGCGGTGGTTCGGTAAACACTGTAATAAGTACTTCTATTTTTGGTGGCGCGGGTGGAAATAATTCATTTGCTCCTCTGACTCCTGGAGGCGGCGGTGGCGGTATACAAAAAAATGGCGCGGATGGCCAAGTTCGTATTTGGGTAATCAGGTAACTATAAATAGAATAAAAACAGGAGTTACTAATGGCGCTACCAACAAGCAGACCTCAATTTAAAGAATATTGCCTTCGTAAACTCGGTAAACCTGTCATTGAAATTAACGTCGATGATGATCAGGTAGAAGATCGTATTGATGAAGCTCTACGTTATTTCTGGGATTATCATTTCGATGGCTCAGATAAAATTTATTATAAGCATCAAGTAAGCGCACAAGACATAACTAATCGTTATGTTACTATGCCAGACAATATTATTGGTGTTGTTAATATTTTTGAAATTGGTCAAGCTCTTAATACCAACAACCTATTCAACATTCGTTATCAGATCGCATTAAACGATCTGTATACGCTTACATCTGTTTCTATGGTTCCATATTATATGGCTATGCAGCATGTACAGTTCCTTGAACAAATGCTTGTCGGTAAACAGCCCCTAAGATATAACCGTCACCAAAATCAATGTTTTATTGATATGGATTGGAATATCATCAACGTTGGTGATTATCTAATTATTGAAGCATATCAAATCGTAGATCCAGACTTATTCACACGTTGTTGGGGTGATCGTTGGTTATCACGTTATGCTGAATGTCTTATTAAACAACAATGGGGTCAAAACTTAAAAAAATTCGAAGGTATGCAAATGCCTGGAGGATTAAAGTTTAATGGTCAAAAAATATATGATGAAGCAACTCAAGAACGTGCAGAACTTGAGAAAGAAATGATGACTATAACTATACCTGTTTCAGATCAGATAGGTTAAGTTAATGGCGACTAATTTCTTCTTCAATAATTTTCAATCATCTCAAGAGCAATTGCTTATTGAGAATTTGATTATTGAATCCATAAAAATTTATGGAGAAGATATGTATTATATTCCACGTCAGCTGAATAACTATGATTCAGTTTACGGAGCCGACGACCAATCAAGTTATATTCATGCATATCCAATTGAACTGTATATTAAATCGGTTAATGGTTTCTCAGGCGATGGTAATTTTATGTCTAAATTTGGTCTTGAAATTAGAGACCAAGTTGTATTTTCTATCGCCCAAAGAAGATTTAACGAGGATATCGCATCATATAATGCACAATTAAGACCAAATGAAGGCGACCTTATATATTTCCCATTAAATAAAAAATGTTTCCAAATTAAATTTGTATCTAAGTTTGAGATGTTTTATCAGTTAGGTGCATTACAAACATGGGAATTAACCTGTGAATTATTCGAATATTCAAATGAAACGATCAATACAGGTATTCCTGAAATTGATATTCTTCAGAAAAAATTCAGCACTAATCAATTAGATTGGACTATTAAAACTGAATCTGGAGATAGCATTATGACAGAAGATGGTAATTATATAGTTCTTGAAGGTGCTATACTAAACAAACTTCTAGTCGCCGCAGACAATGATGAAATACAGAAAGAATCAGATATGTTTATTGATTTCAGTTCAAATGATCCTTTCAGTGAAGGTAATGAATAATGTTCGGTCAAACTTTTTACTTCAGCTTAATTCGTAAATACGTTGTACTTATTGGAACTTTATTCAATGATATTCGTATTACAAAAGAGAACGAATCTGGAGATGAAACAGCTCTTATAAAAGTACCTGTTACATATGCTGCCAAAGATAAAATGCTTGCACGTGTTCTTCAAGACCCTAATCTTGATAGACAAACAGCAACAACGACATTACCTATGATTTCATTTGAAATGGGCCAGATGAGATATGATGGAACTAGAAAATTAAACACAGTTGGTAGATCAGCTATTTCTAATAGCAATACTTACATGAATTATCAATATAATCCAGTTCCATATAATATAGAATTTAAAGTTAGTATCTATGTTAAAAATACAGAAGATGGAACTAAAATTATAGAACAAATACTTCCATTTTTTACACCAGATTGGACAACTACTGTCAAATTAATTCCTGAGATGGAAATAGTACTAGATATACCAGTGATTTTAAATGATATTAAATATGAAGATAAATATGATGGCGACTTTAAAGAACGTAGAGCAATTATTTGGACTCTTGATTTGCTATTAAAAGGCACATTATATGGACCAGTTAAAAAAGGTGGCGTTATTAAATTCGTTGAAGCAAATTTCCTTATACCTGCAAATGTGGATTCTACAGCTGTAGGTAATACTCCAGTTTCTGAATATATTACTATTCAGCCTGGACTTACTGCCAATGGCACCCCTACATCAAATGCAAGTTTATCTATTCCGTACGAAGAAATATTAGCAACAGACGATTATGGCTTTATTACGGAAATAACTAATGTAAAACCAAGTTGAAAAAATGACAAATAATTCTAATAATGATCCTTTAAGTGAAGCTCTTGGAATAAATCCTCTACCAACTAATAGTACGGTACAGAATATTATAGCAACAGCCCACAATGATAGCGCGCTCAATGATTTTGAAGCAGCTCGCGCTAATATACACGAAGTAATTCAAAATGGGCAAGAAGCTATATTCAAACTTGGGCAAATTGCAGACAGCTCTCAACACCCAAGAGCGTTTGAAGTATTAGCAAAGCTTATGGATACTATGCTTCAAGCTAATAAAGATCTTTTAGATCTTCAAACTAAAATCAGAGAAATTAACGCTGTCGATGCACCTACAAATGCACAGGCTAAAAATATAACTAATAATCTTTTTGTCGGTTCTACTGCTGAATTACAAAAGGTTATATCTGATATGAAATCATAATGTTAACTCCAGATTTGGGTAAAGTAGCCACTGGCTATAATGGTAATACTCTATTAAAACGTGCTAACCAACCGATAGAGTGGACACCACAGCTAGTTCAAGAGTACATTAAATGCTCTAAAGATCCAGTATATTTTACTGAGTCTTATATGAAGATCGTAAACGTCGATAAAGGTCTTATTGGGTTTACACTTTATGATTACCAAAAGGAAATGTTACGTTCCTTTGCTGCTAACCGTTTTAATATTATTACTACGGCTCGTCAGGCGGGTAAGTCAACTACCACTTGCGCATTTATTCTTTGGTATATTATTTTCCATGCTGATAAAACTGTAGCTCTACTTGCCAACAAAGGCGATACTGCTCGTGAAATTCTTGGGCGTATTCAGTTGGCGTATCAACATCTTCCAGTTTGGTTACAACAGGGCATCAAAGAATGGAATAAGGGTTCGATGGAACTCGAAAATGGTTCAAGAGTTATAGCTTCCGCTACCTCAACAGACGCCATCCGTGGTTATTCGATCAACCTTCTATTCATCGACGAAGCAGCCTTTATCGAAAACTGGGATGACTTTTTTACATCGGTTTATCCTACGATTTCTTCTGGTTCTGAATCTAAGATTATTCTCGTTTCAACACCAAATGGGTTAAACCATTTCTATAGTATTTGGATTAATGCTATAGAGAAACGCAACCAATACCAAAGTATTCGTGTTGCATGGGAGAATGTTCCTGGAAGAAACGAGGCTTGGAGGCAAGATACTCTTGCTGCAATGAACTTCGATAATGAGAAATTCAATCAGGAATATTGCTGTGAATTTCTAGGTTCTTCTGGAACTCTCATTGCAGGTTGGAAACTGAAGGAGATGGTTCACCAAACTCCATTGGTTAATAAAGAAGGATTGGCTCAGTATTTCCAACCAATTAAAGACCATGTATATATGATGGTGTGTGACGTTTCTCGAGGTAAAGGTTTAGATTACTCTGCATTCCAATTAATGGATGTCACATCAATGCCTTATCAACAGGCGTGTACATATAGAAATAATCATATTGGCCCTGCTGACTATGCTGAAGTTATACATAGAGTAGCAAAAGCATATAATAATGCATCAGTTCTTGTTGAAGTAAATGATATTGGTGAGCAGGTTGCTCATACTCTACACTATGATTTGGGATATGAAAGTGTTCTCTTTACTGAAAATGCAGGTAGATCAGGTAAACGTATTACCAGCGGTTTCGGTGGAGGTAGTGTAGATAAAGGTATTCGTACTACAAAAATTGTTAAATCAATTGGTTGTTCTATTTTAAAATTATTAATAGAACAAAATCAGCTTTTGATTAACGACTTTCATACTATTCATGAGTTTTCTACTTTCTCTAAGAAAGCTAACTCGTTTGAAGCTGAGTCTGGAAAACATGATGACATGGTTATGCCATTGGTGCTATTTGCTTGGCTTTCTGAACAGCAATATTTTAAAGACTATACTAACATAAACACTCTCTTATCAATGAAAGAAAAGTCTGACGAAGATCTAGACCAAGACATGGTTCCTTTCGGATTTTTTGAGGATGGAAGAGATGAATATGATGAAACTATTGAAAAATTTGTGCCTGATAGTTGGATGTGGAATGTAAGAGAAGACTTTTAATAAATAACATAAACAAAATTATATTCTCGTTTAAAAGGAGAGAAAAAATGGCAGTTCAACTAAGTCCAGGCGTTAATATTACGGAAATCGATCTTACTACAGTTGTTCCATCAGTTGCTAGTTCTGATGGTGCGATTGCTGGTGTATTCCGTTGGGGTCCAGTATCCCAAAGAGTACAAGTCGATTCAGAATCAAAATTGGTTAACTTATTCGGTAAACCAACAAATTATAACGCTGAAACGTTTTTCACAGCGGCTAACTTCCTATCATATTCAAATAGCCTATATGTATCACGTGCAGCTAATACTAGCGGTGCTACTCCAGTAGTTTCAGGTAACGTCACCGCAACCGCTGCTAACGTATATGTTTCAAATACAGCTGGTCTTTCGACTGGTATGTATGTAACTCAAATTACTAATGCAAATGCATTTGTTCCTGCCATATCTACTGTAATTACCGCAATTGTTAATACCACTTGCTTTACTATGTCTAATACTTCTGGCGTAACAAATGGCGCTGTTAGTATCTATTTTGGTCACCCAGAAACATCATATACTGCTTTAGCTTTCGATCCAGTAACAGCGACTCCATATACTGCAAACCTTTCTAACCAGATTGTTACCAATTCAACTACATACTTAACAGTTAATGGTAATTTCGATACAGGCGTTAGCTACGTTGCAAGATATCCAGGTGCAATCGGTAATTCTTTAAGAATTTCTGTTTGTGATTCTGTAAATGCTTTCTCTTCAAACGTAACATATGCAAACGGTTATGCTAACTCTTCAGTTGGTACAGGCGCAGTTGCTGGAGCTGCTGGTTCTTATCAATACGGTGTAGTATCGTTTAATATTGGTAGCAATACAGCTTCTGTTGTGTTCTCTGGCCAGTCTAATGGTTTTGCTAATGCTGCCCAGTATTCTGTCGGCGATCAGATCCTTGTAGGTAATGCAGCCATTGGTTTCCAATATCTACAAATTGCAAATACTTTATCAGTAACTGCAAACGTTGCTGCTAATACTACAACGCTAACAATGCAGTTCCAAGCTCCTTATAGACTTGCTACAGCATATTCAACTAGCACAGTTTCTCGTTACTGGGAATTCCATAATCTTGTTAACGTTGCTCCAGGAACTTCTGATTACGTTATTAATAACGGTAACTCAGCTGCTATCGACGAGCTTCACGTTGTTGTTGTTGACGACAATGGTTTATTTACTGGTACTCCAGGTACTATTCTTGAAACATTCGCGAATATGTCAAGAGCTACTGATTCTAAAACAGATGATAATTCTGTAAATTACTATAAAGAAGTAATTAACCAGAATTCGATATATATCTGGTGGGCAAATGATCGTTCAGGTTCTCCTTCAGCTAATGCTGCTCTTGTATCATCTTCAACTGATAGCAACCCATCAAATATGCAGCTTGTTCTTGGTTCAGACGGTTTAGATGAAACAAATGCAAATAATCTTGCGATTATTGCAAATGCTTATAATTTATTCCAATCTGCAGAAGATGTAGATATTTCTCTAGTTCTTCAGGGTCGTCCTCTTGGACCTTCTGGCCAGACTTATCAGCTAGCTAACTATATCATTGATAATATCGTAACACTTCGCGCCGATTGTATTGCTCTTATTTCACCAGACAAATCTCTTGAAATTGGCCAATATGGTTTAGAAGCAGCTAATCTAGTTGGTTGGAGAAATAATCTTCATTCTACTTCATACGCTGTAATGGATTCTGGCTACAAATATCAATACGATCGTTACAACGATATCTATCGTTGGATTCCGTTGAATGGCGACGTTGCTGGCCTATGCGCTCGTACAGATCAAACTAACGATGCATGGTGGTCACCTGCTGGTTTCAATCGCGGTCAAATCAAAAATATTGTTAAGTTAGCGTATAACCCAAAACATACTGATCGTGATACTCTATATAAGAATGGTATTAATCCAGTTGTTGCATTCCCTGGACAGGGCATTGTTCTTTATGGCGATAAAACTCTTCAAGCAAAACCATCTGCATTCGACCGCATCAATGTTCGTCGTCTGTTCCTTGTTCTTGAAAAAGCAATATCAATCGCTGCAAAGTATTCGCTCTTTGAATTCAACGATGCATTTACAAGATCACAGTTTAAAAATCTTGTAACTCCATACCTACGCACTATTCAAGGTCGTCGCGGTATTACTGACTTCTTAGTTGTCTGTGATGACACCAACAATACACCTACTATTGTTGATTCGAATCAGTTCGTTGGCGATATCTATATTAAGCCAGCTCGTTCTATCAACTTTATCCAATTGAATTTCGTAGCTGTTGCTACTGGCGTTCAGTTCTCCGAAGTTGTTGGTCAGTTTTAATAAATAGATAAAACTCAAAGGAGTAATGTAGATGCCTTTTAATATTAGTGCTTTCAAATCTAATGGTCTAGTATACGGTGGTACTAGACCATCCCTCTTCAATGTATTCATGTCAGTACCAACTGGCATTGGTATCGACAATGTTTCAGTAGACAAGTTCCGTTTCGTTTGCCGTGCAGCTGAACTACCAGATTCAACTGTAGCTTCAATTGACGTTCCATATTTTGGTCGTAAAATTAAAGTTGCTGGCGAACGTACTTTCTCTGATTGGTCAGTAACAGTAATGAATGACGAAGATTTCGCTGTTCGTGCATTGTTCGAAACATGGTCAAACGGTCTTAATCGTCTTGTATCAAATGTTCGCGATCCTAACCTTAACTTCGAACTTTATAAGCAAGACCTTGAAGTTATTCAATATGGTAAAGACGGTTCTGAACTTAGATCATATCTAATCGTTGGAGCTTTCCCAACCACTATTGGTCCAATTGCTCTAGACTGGGATTCAGCTAACCAAGTTGAAACATTCACAGTTAACTTTGCTTATGATTATTGGATTCCAGGAATCGAAGCTTCTGATAAAAAAGCTGGTGGCGTAAACGTCTATGGCCAAGCAGCTCTCGAAGATGGCCCAGCTGGTCCAGCCTAAATATTATTACAGTGATAACGGAGAGGGGATAAAACCCCTCTCCATTTTGGAGATTTAAATGGCAGAACTATTTGGGTTTGAATTCAAACGTAAAATACCAGTTGATACGCTACCTTCATTCGCCCCAAAGGAGAATGATGACGGAGCAGTAGTAGTAGCAGCAGGTGGTGCTTATGGCACATACGTTGATCTTGACGGTACAGTAAGAACAGAAGCAGAATTAGTTACAAAATACCGCGAAATGGCTCTTCAGCCAGAATGTGATGCAGCGGTTGATGAAATTGTAAATGAATCATTATCTTGTGATGATGAAACTATTGTCGATATTAATTTAGACAATACAGATATTTCCGATAATATTAAAAAAGTTATTAGAGAAGAATTTCAGCAATGCTTGAAACTTCTTGATTTCAACAAACATGCATATGACATTTATCGCCGTTGGTATATCGATGGCCGTTTATACTATCATGTTCTTGTTGATGACAAAGCAGTTAAAGAAGGCATCAAAGAACTTAGATACGTAGATCCACGCAAGATCCGTAAAGTTCGTGAAGTTGCTAAAAGAAAACTACAAACTGGTATGACTACTGGTGAAGGTGTTATGACAAAAACTGTTAATGAATACTTTATCTTCAATGATAAAGGTTTCAATTACGGTAACAAAGCAGTTGGGCCAAGTTCAAATGGTTTAAAAATTGCTAAAGATTCAGTACTTCACATTGTATCTGGTTTAACTGATAACCAAGGTACAATGGTTCTATCATATCTACACAAAGCTATTAAGGCATTGAACCAGTTGCGCACACTTGAAGACGCATTGGTTATCTATCGCCTTGCTCGTGCACCTGAACGTCGTATTTGGTATATCGACGTTGGTAACTTACCTAAGATGAAAGCTGAACAATATGTTCGCGACATTATGGTTAAGCATAAAAACAGATTGATTTACGACGCCTCATCAGGCGAAGTAAGAGATGACCGCAAATTCATGACGATGCTAGAAGATTACTGGTTACCACGTCGTGAAGGTGGAAAGGGTACAGAAGTGACCACACTTCCAGGCGGTCAGACTTTAGGCCAGATGGATGACGTTCTTTATTTTCAGAAGAAATTTCTTCAGACATTGAATGTTCCTATCAGCCGTTTAAATTCAGATGCATTGTTCTCTATTGGACGTGCAACAGAAATTACCCGTGACGAATTGAAATTTGACCGTTTCGTTGTTCGTTTACGTTTGAGATTCTCTAGCCTATTTACTAAAATTCTTGAGAAACAATTAGTTCTTAAGGGTGTAATGACTATTGAAGAATTTCAAAAACTTGCTATGGATTTCAAATATGAATATTCAAGAGATAATTATTTCACTGAATTAAAAAATAATGAAATTACTGAAGGTCGTGCAAACCTTGCTCGTAATCTTCAAGATATGGCTGGTAAATATTATTCCCATGCTTGGATTCGTAAAAATATCCTTCATCAAACTGATGAAGATCTTGAAAAAATGGACGAGCAAATTACTGAAGAAACACAATCACAAGATCCACGTTGGATTAATCCAACTATTGAACAGAATGTGCAAATGCTTCAACAGCAACAACAGGCTGCACAACCTCCAGCTGATGATAATCAACAACCTGAAGCTGATCCAAATAAAATTGAAGAAGTTAGACAGGCAATGGTCACTATAGATCAAATGAAGAAAAAACCTAAAGCGCAACGTTCAATTCAAGATCAATCCAAATATAAAGCCGCTGTACAAATAGTTGCCAAAAATCCAGATGTAGTGAAACAAATGGGTACTGGTGGCGGTACTACTGCCCAATAAGGAGAATATAACATGACAGAGAATAATAAATACAGTATAGAAGATTTAATTGCAACATCTACCAATCAACAACCATTAGATTTTGAACATGTGTTTGGTGAGTTAATGGTAGATAAAATACAAGCTGCGGTTAATGATAGAAAAATTCAAATCGCACAAAGTATGTATTCTTCAGAAGAAGATTTTGAAAGCGAATATAACTCAGAGGAAGATTACTAATGGCTAAGAAACCCCTAAGAAGTGTTGCTCCTAAAAACTTAAAGGAGTTGGAAGGCGTAAATAAATCTAAGGTTAGAGCTGGTTCAACTGGAGAACTTCCAGGGGTTGACTACATGCCAAAAGATGAAATGGGTCAGAAGTTTGTAAAAGCTCATGACACTGAGGAATGGGAAGATCGCGCAGGTAATAAAGAAAATATATACAATGGCGACAAAGTAAAGTATTCTTTAAAGACTCCTCAAAATAAACGCATGGGTAGAGATCAAAAAGAATCAGAAAAAGTATACGAAGATTCTAAAATGAGATGCGAAGCATGCGGTAATATGTATGAAGGTGCATCATGCGATTGTGGTAAAATGAAAAAAGGTACTAAAAAAAACCTTATCCTCAGTGGCGGTAAAGGTCTCCAAGAAGTCATTACAAAAAAAACTCCTACTAGTGAAGTAATAAATGACTTTGTTCATTCAAAAAATAAAATGTTTGCTGGCGATTCGAAAGAACAACGTATTAAGAGAGCTCTTGGTGCAAAATATGCCATGATGCGTTCTGAAGAAAAAGATCATGATGATACAGAAGAAGAAATAAGCATGGTTGGTACTGAGCTTAGAGCCATCTGCTCTGATGCAGAAGATCTTCTAGCAAGAATGCCAAAAGATATGCACATTGAGCCATGGGTTCAATCAAAGGTTGCTGTTGCAAAATCAATGATTTCAGGCGTTCGTGATTACATGCTTAATAAAAAGTCTGTCAAAGAAGATTTAGCAATGCCAATGCTTGAAGATGGCAAAAAGAAAAAGAAAAATAAGAAAATGGAAAAAGAAGAAACTTCTCCAGCCGACAGCTCAATGAATTTAAACACATATGGCACTATTGATCAAGGGAGAGTATAATGGCGTATATATCACCAGCAGCTGGAGCTTTTAATCCAATTGGAAATACTGTTACTTTTTTAGGTAACACTGCAGCCCCAACTGCGATACAAGCTGTTGGAACTACTGCAAATATTAATTATAGCTATTGTCAATATCGTATTTTTAACTCAGGTTCGTATTTAACATTTATTGGATATGGCTCTAGTGCAACTATTGCAAATAATAATGCTATTGTTGTTTCTACTAGTAATACTGGTTTACCAATTCTTCCAGGAACAGTAGAAATTATTTCGGCACCTGCTAATTCTTATTTTACTGGAATTACTGCTTCTGGCACATCTCAAATTTATGTAACTCCTGGATTGGGTGTTTAATATGACTGTTAAAGCATCTATCCAAACTGGTACTAGCGTTACTATTGGCGGCGGCGGTTCACCAACTATTGCTTATGGTACTGGCGCTCCTAGTGGAACAAAAGTTACTGGTGCAGCATCTTCTGCTACTGGCACCCCTGTTACTGGTTCACAATATATCAGAACAGATGGTACTACTGGTGCAAGAATATATTGGTACTACGGTTCTTGGACCGCACAATCATCTCCATAAGGGAACTAAAATGAAGTTAATTACAGAACTAACTGAAGAAGTAGAATATCTTTCTGAAGCCAAAGAATCTGGCGAAAAGGAACATTTTATTCATGGTGTATTTCTTCAAGGTAATTTAAAAAACCGTAACGGTAGAATTTATCCAATTGATATTCTATCGAAAGAAGTAGATCGTTATATGAAAGATATGGTCAAGCATAATCGTGCTTTCGGCGAGCTTGGTCATCCAGCTGGTCCTGCTATTAATCTTGACCGTGTTTCACATATCATTGTCGATCTTAAAAGAGATGGTTCTAATTTTATTGGTAAAGCAAAACTTACTGATACACCAATGGGCAATATTGCAAAAGGTCTTTTAAAATCAGGTGGTAAAATTGGTGTTTCATCACGTGGTTTAGGTTCATTAAAAGCAGGTAAAGACGGCATTATGGAAGTTGGACCTGACTTCAAACTTGCTACTGCTGCTGATATTGTTCATGATCCATCAGCACCTCATGCTTTCGTCGAAGGCATTATGGAAGGCGTTGAATGGATTTATGATCCAATTAAAGACACTTGGTATGAAGAAAAAGTTGATGGTATCAAAAAAGCTATTAGTAAAATGTCTAGATCCCAACTTGAAGAACAAAGACTAGCTATTTTTGAAGATTATATCGCTTCATTAACAGTAAACCAACATATTATATAAATAATTCTAAAATCTATTAAAGGAGACTTTTCTAATGGCTGATATCGAAAACAATACCGACCTTCAAGAAATCTTCAGAGCTTCATTAGAAGAAGCTAAGAAGAAAGCTCGCGCTAAATCAAAGAAGCGTGAAGAGGAAGAAGAAGGCGAAGAGGAAGAAGAAGAGGAAGAAGAGGGCGGTCATCGTAAGATGGAAGAAGCTCGTCGTGAAGAAGAAGAGGAAGAAGATAGCACTGAGTCAGAACGTGAACAGGGCTGGTCTAAAACTAACAAAGTTTCCGGAAAGCGCGATGAAAAAGATGACGAAAAAGCACAAAAGGGTAAGAAAAGACCTGCTGCATATGGTTCTGTAAAAGAAGACACTCTTTCAGCTTCAACTCTCAAGCCAGCTGCTCGTTCTGTTTCTGATTCAAAGGCTCTTACTAAGTCAAAAATTGGTATGATGACTGGCATGATGCACATGATGAATGGCATGGGTAAGTCAGACATGGTTGACTTTTTCAATAAAGTTATCGGTCTTTATGGCCCAAATAAAAACTGGGGTGTTGATAATTGGGAAGGTAAAAACGAAGCATCAATTCGTATGAATCCATCACAAGCTGTAAGCAGCAAAGGTCCATCAACTAATATGCCAATGCCAAAACTTAATGTCAAAGAAGACGTTGAGGAAATGTTTGATGGTCAAGACCTATCAGAAGAATTTAAAGAAAAAGCATCAACTCTATTTGAAGCAGCTATCAGCGCTCGTTTAATCGCTGAATCAGCTCGTCTTGAAGAAGAATTTGAAGCAAGATTTAATGATGAACTTTATACTTTCACTGAAGAAGTTACTAACAAACTCGACACATATCTCGATTATGTAGTTGAAAATTGGATGACAGAAAATGAAGTAGCCATCGAATCATCTCTCCGTAATGAACTTTCAGAAGAGTTCATGGATGGATTAAAGAATCTTTTTGCTGAACATTATATCGATGTACCACAGCAAAAGGTTGATGTTCTAGAAGCTCTTGCCGATAAGGTAAATGCACTAGAATCAAAGCTTGACGAAACAATTACTGAAAACACAGAGTTAAAAGGATTTGTTTTAGAAAATCATAAAAATGAAATTCTAGAAGAAATTTCCTCTGACCTTGCACTAACACAGCAGGAAAAATTTGCTGCTCTTGTTGAAGGTATTGAATTCGATGGCGATCTTAACACATATGCAAGAAAGCTTATGATCGTTAAAGAAAACTATTTCAACAAATCAACAACTTCATATTCTTCAAATATCGAAGAAGAAACTTTTGAAGGCGATATCGAAAATACTAATGGTTCAGGTTCAAGATTCGTTGATCCACAAGTTAACCGTTATGTACAAGCAATCGCTAAAACAGTTAAGAAGTAATCTTATATAAATAAATTGAACAATACCTTTAAAAGAAACGAAAGGAACTACTATGTATCTAGCTGAGGAAATCCAAAACAAGTGGGCTCCAGTCCTAGACCATGACGCTCTTGGCGCCATTAAGGACCAGCACCGCCGTTCCGTAACTGCTATTATGCTTGAGAACACTGAACGTGCTCTTACAGAATCAGCAGCTCACGGTTCGTATCAAACTCTTTCTGAAACATCATCTGCACTTCCAGCAAACTTCATGGGCTCAAGCTCATCAACTGCTGGCGCTGGTGGTATCGATACTTTCGATCCAGTATTGATCTCCCTAGTTCGTCGTGCAATGCCTAACCTTATTGCATATGACATCTGCGGCGTTCAGCCAATGACTGGCCCAACTGGTCTTATTTTCGCGATGCGTTCGCGTTATGCTAACCAGACTGGTGCAGACGGTCTTGCTAACGGTCAGATCCAAGATAACGAAACATTCTATAACGAAGTTAACACTGCCTTCACTGGCGCTGGTGGTCTAACTGGCGTTAACTCAAACAACTTCGGTTTAGGTTTCAAGGGTACTATTCCAGGTGCAACTAATACTTCACCTCTAACAGCTACTAACACCTATAACACTGGTGGTGGTATGACTACTGCTGCTGGCGAAGCACTTGGTGTTGATTCTGGTAACGTATTCCCACAGATGGCCTTCACAATCGAAAAGGTTACTGTTACTGCTAACACTCGTGCTCTAAAAGCAGAATACACTATGGAACTTGCTCAAGATCTTAAGGCAATCCATGGTCTAGACGCTGAAACTGAACTTGCTAACATTCTTTCGGCTGAAATTCTTTCAGAAATCAACCGCGAAATCGTTCGTACTATCAACATCACTGCTGTTGCTGGTGCTCAGGACAATACAACTACTGCTGGTGTATTCGATCTTGATACCGACTCAAACGGTCGTTGGTCAGTAGAAAAGTTCAAGGGTCTTATGTTCCAGCTTGAACGCGAAGCTAACCAGATTGCCAAGCAGACTCGTCGTGGTAAGGGTAACATCGTTATCTGTTCTTCGGACGTTGCTTCCGCACTTCAGATGGCTGGTGTTCTTGACTACGCTCCTGCTCTTAACTCAAACAAGCTTGAAGTTGACGATACTGGCAATACTTTCGCTGGTGTTCTTAACGGTCGTCTTAAAGTTTATATCGACCCATACGCAATCGGTGGTAACTATATCACTGTTGGCTATAAAGGTTCGTCAGCTTTCGACGCTGGTCTATTCTATTGCCCATACGTTCCTCTACAGATGGTTCGTGCGGTTGATCAGTCAACCTTCCAGCCTAAGATTGGTTTCAAGACTCGTTATGGCGTTGTAGCGAATCCATTCGCTCAGGGTCTAACTAAGGGTTCAGGCGCTCTTGCTATTAACACTAACGTATACTATCGTCGCGTTATCGTCAATAATCTTATGTGAGGACTCGTTTTCTCATATCTATACACTAAATAAAGTCAGGGGCGCGCCCCTGACTTTTTCTTTTGGAGGTAGCTATGGAAAAATATGGGTTTGTTTATATCTGGTTTGATCGCAAACATAAAAGATATTATGTAGGTTGTCATTGGGGAACAGTTGATGATGGATATATTTGTTCATCTAGATGGATGCGTAATGCATATAATCGTAGGAAAAAAGATTTCAAAAGACGTATTATAAAAATAAATTTAGGTAGAGAACAAATGTACGTTGAAGAACAGCGTTATCTTGATATGCAAAAACCTGAAGAAAAGAAAATTCGTTATTATAATATACAAACAAAAAATGGTAATCTTTGGCACCAATATCCTGAGTCAGTAAAAACTATTGGACAAAAAATATCTCACTCAAAAACTGGTAAAAGTGTGCCTGCTCCTCCTGGTCGTGGCGCTAAAATCTCAGCAGCTAAAAAAGGTAAAGCTTTAACTGAAGAGCATAAAGCTGCTTTGAGAGGAATACAAAAACCAGCTCATACTGAAAAATGGAAATCAGCCAATTCCGAAAGAATGAAAGAGCAATGGTCAAATGGTTCTAGAAAAAGAGCAGAGCCAAAAATATCGATGACACGTGAAGAGCAAGATAAACTTTGTTCAGGACAACTTAAAAACAGATGGGCTGATCCAGTATGGGCCACTAATCAAAAAATAAAATTAAAAGAAGCTTGGATTAAAAGAAAAGAAAAACTAAATATCAATGAACTTGCTCAATGAAGGCAAGATATTTTAAGACGGTTTCAAGCCGCAAACTTTAAGAGGAGAGCTTCGGCACTCCCTTTTTTTATATATAAATAGTAGGTGATATTGGAGGAATATATGTCAGCTGCAGAAAACACCCCATCAAATAAAAACTTTTTATCTCCACTTAATTTTCAATTTCAAATTAAGAAAACACCGTATACTAACTTCTTTATTCAAAAAGTTAATATACCATCTATGGCTCTGCAAGCATCGGAAACACCTACACCATTCGTAAAAACGCCAGCTCCAGGCGATCATATTAATTTTGGAACTTTAGAAATTACTTTTAAAGTAGATGAAGATTTACAAAATTATCTAGAACTTTTTAATTGGATGACTCATTTAGGATTTGATCAAAATTTTAATCAATATTATGATATTGAAAAACAATCTCCTACTAGCGGTAATGGTATATATTCTGACATTTCAGTTACAGCTTTAACGAGTTCACATCAACCAAATTATGTTATTTCATATATAGATGCATTTCCTGTAAATCTCGGAGCAATTACTTTTAATACAACTGATCCGAATATTAATTATATCGAATGTAGTGCTACTTTTAAATATACGTATTTTACTGTAGAACAAATAAACAGTATTAATGTTTCTATTGTTGGAAATACTGGTTGACTTTTTCTTTATTATGTAGTATACTATATGATAATTGAAACAGTTTCAAAAGAGTTTTATAATGAAAATCGAAGATATTTTTAATCAATGGAAAGAAGATTCTGAAATTGATAAAACAGAGCTCGGAGATGAAGCTCTTAAAATTCCTAAGTTACATCATAGATATTATCAAATGTTTATTAACGAACGCCTTTTGCTTCGTTCATATGATGCAGAGATGAAGCAACTTAAACTTGATAAGTGGGAATTTTACACTCAAGGTCCAAACGAAGAAACAAAAGAAAAAGGTTGGACTTTACCAGCCAAAGGATTAATCCTTAAAGCTGACATTCCTATGTACATGGAAGCAGATAAAGATATTATTAAACTTTCTCTTAAGATTGGTATTCAACAAGAGAAAATAGAACTATTAGAATCTATAATTAAATCATTGACCAATAGAGGGTATAACATCAAGGCAGCGATTGATTTTCAAAAGTTTATAAGTGGTCAATAGCAGCCTTTATATAAATAGATTATGGAGGAAGTTTTATGACTTATCATATAATCTACAAAACAACAAATATTAAAAACAACAAATATTATTATGGTGTCCATTCTACAGAAAAATTAGAAGATGGATATCTTGGTTCTGGTAATGGTTTAAAAAATGATATTAAAAAATATGGAATTGAAAATTTCAAAAAAGAAATAATAGCATTTTTTAATGATAGAAATGAAGCTTTAATATTTGAAGCGAATTTAGTTTCAAAAGAATTAATTAACGATCCTATGTGTTATAATTCCACTATAGGAGGCGGCGCTCCACCAATTAGGACTGGAAAAATTTCACCTTCTAATTTATTAATAGGTGAAAACAGAACAAAAAAACAAAAAGAAGCCGCTAAAAAACATTCTGAAAAAATGAAAGAAAAAATTCCTTGGAATAAAGGAACAAAGGGAAAACAAAAAGCTTGGAACAAAGGTGTATCTAATCCTACATTAAAAGATATAGCTTCTATAGAAAGAATATGTCCACATTGTAATAGAATAGGAAAAGGTTCTAGTATGTTAAGGTGGCATTTTGATAATTGTAAAATGAGAGCATAATGGATACAGTAAGCATTGAGAAGATTAACGAAGTCTATAATAAAATTCATTGCGATCCATCTATCGCATATGAACTCAATGATTATTTCACATTTGATGTTCCAGGCGCTAAGTTTATGCCTGCATATAAAAATAAATTTTGGGATGGCAAGGTTAGATTATTTCAGTTAATGACTGGATACCTTTACGCTGGCCTTAATGGTTATGTTGAAGAATTTTGTAGATCAAGAAATTATGTCGTTGACTATATCAGCGAATTTGCTTCCACTGAATTTTCAGTAACAGAAGCCAACCAATTTATTAGTAAATTAAATCTTCCAGAAAAATATATACCTAGAGATTATCAGCTCGAAGCTTTTGTATATGCAGTTCGTAATCGTAGAGCTGTATTATTATCACCAACTGCTTCTGGTAAATCTTTTATCATTTATCTCCTTATGAGATATTATAGTGTTAAAACACTTATCATTGTACCAACCACTTCTTTGGTTAGTCAACTATATTCTGATTTTGCAGATTATGGATTTCAATCTGACATTTTCTGTCATAGAATTTATTCTGGCCAAGAGAAACATTCTAATCGGCCGATTACTATTTCGACTTGGCAGTCGATATACAAACTTCCTAAAGATTATTTCTCGCAGTTTGATTTAATCATTGGCGACGAAGCTCATTTATTCAAAGCTAAATCTTTAACATCAATAATGTCTAAGATGGAAACGACTCCATATCGTTTTGGTTTCACAGGTACACTTGATGGAGCGCAAACTAATAAACTGGTGTTAGAAGGTTTGTTTGGTCCAGTTCGTAAAGTTATTACGACAGCTGAATTGATCGAACAGAAACATGTTGCTGATTTTAAAATTAAAGCAATCGTTCTTTCTTATCCAGAAGAAATCCGCAAAGCCGTTTCTAAAATGGACTATCAAACTGAAATGGATTATCTTGTTCGTTTAGAACCTAGAAATAGGTTTATTCGTAATCTTGCATTATCCCTTGAAGGTAATACTTTATTATTGTTTCAATATGTAGATAAACATGGTAAAGGATTATATGAAGCTCTAAAAAGAGAAACAGATCGTCCAGTGTATTATGTTTCTGGATCTGTCGATGGTGAAGAAAGAGAAGAGATTCGTAAAATTGTTGAACAACAAAACAATGCAATTATCGTTGCTTCTTATGGAACATTCTCCACTGGTGTAAATATTAAAAATCTCCATAATGTTATTTTTTCTTCTCCTTCGAAATCCAGAATAAGAAATCTTCAGTCGATCGGGCGTGGTTTACGTAGGTCGGAAACAAAGACGGAATCAACTCTATATGATATATCAGATGATATGTCTCATAATAAAAGAAAGAACTTCACTCTGCTCCACTTTATGGAACGTATTATAATATACAACGAAGAGAAGTTTCCATACAAGATCTATAAGATATCGATAACAATCTAATTCATAATGGCACAATGTGATTATACGGCATTTGCCCAAAAAGTCAAGGGGTAATTTATGGCTAACCGCACTGGACGTGTAAAAAACTATATTAACAATAAAACGCTCTACAATTCAATGATTGAACACAGAGCTAAATTAAAAGAAGCTCTAGATAACGAGAAAGCAAAGCCTCAAGTCAGTAACTATATCGGTCAATCTATTCTTTTGATTTGTAACAATTTAGCTAAGAAACCAAACTTTTCTGGATACACTTATAAACAAGATATGATCAGTGATGGAATCATTGACTGTATCGCCGCCGTGGATAATTTCAATCCAGATAAAACAAACAACCCATTCGCCTATTTTACTCAGATAGCATGGAATGCTTTTATTAGAAGAATCCATAAAGAGAAAAAACAAACATATATCAAACATAAGAATTTCGAAAACAGTTTCCTTATGAATGAGTTATGGTCTGACTCTGAGAATATGCATCTTAAATCAAACGAATATTCATCTGATGTGGTAAGCAGCTATGAAAATAAGTTGACTAAAATCAAAAAAAATAGTAAACTAAGTGGAGTTGAAAAATTCTCTGTACTGGACGAGGAAGTTAAAAATGAAGAACTTGCATCTGATACCAATTAATGTTATTGATATTGTTGAAAAATTAAATGCTCAAGGAATTCGAGAGAGCGAACGAAATAATTATTTGCTTCGTTTAGAAGCAATTCGCGATTACTGCGAAGATGCTATTAATAAAAATAACAAGCCTGTAAAAAATACGCGAGCGTTTAAGTGAAAATTGCTTTAATAACAGACACCCACTGGGGGATTAGAAATGACTCAATCGCATTCCAAGACAACTCCAAACGATTCCTCGATGATATATTCTTTCCTACTTTACTTCGTGATGGGATCGGCAATGTCCTGCATTTGGGGGACTTGGTTGATCGCCGCAAATACGTTAATTTTCTCACTGCAAAAAGACTCAGGGAAGATTTCCTAGAACCATTAAAGCAAAATAATATTCACATGGATATTATTGCAGGCAACCATGATGTGTTTTATAAAAATACAAACAAGGTTAATGCTTTAACGGAATTGGTTACTGGTAATTATAACAACATTAGTGTATATACAGATCCAACTGAAATTTCATATAATGGAACAAAGATGTTGTTGCTGCCATGGATCTGTGATGAAAATAGAGAACAGTCTTTAAAATTTATAAAGGAAACAGATGCGCAAATCGCTATGGGGCATTTGGAGCTTCAAGGTTATGAAATGTTTAAAGGTTCTGTTGTTTCACATGGCGATGATCCTTCTTTATTTAATCGGTTTGATATTGTATGCAGTGGTCATTTTCATCATCGTTCAACTGATGGTCATATATGGTATCTTGGAAGTCATGCGGAGTTTACTTGGTCTGATTGGAATGACCCAAAAGGTTTCCATATCTTCGACACAGAAACTAGAGAATTAAAATTTATTAGAAATCCATATACCATGTTTGAAAAGATTTGGTACAACGATACTGATTCTGATTTTCTAAATGCAGATGTTGATTATAGTAAGTATAAAGGCAAGATAGTAAAGGTTATCGTTCAGAACAAAACTAATCTTTATTGGTTTGATAAGTTTATTGAAAACCTAGAATCTGAAAATCTTCTTGATTTGCAAATCGTTGAAGATCATTTAAACTTAAACCTTGAAGATGATAACGATATTGTAAATGAAGCTGAGTCAACTATTAATATCTTTAAAAAATATATTGAAGGTATTGATACTAAAACTGTAAACAAAGAAAAACTAGAAAAGAAAATCATTGATCTTTATAATGAGGCATTGGCAGTTGAATGAAAATCATACATATTAACAGAAACATCATTCAACAAAATGCTAAACATAATAGAGAAGAGCCTGTTGTGCGTGTTGAAGAAAATGGTGTCGTTAAATATTGCATGGAAGTTGATATAAAAGGACCATCGCGTATGGTCTATCGTCCAAATAAACCTAGAACATGTGGCGCAAAACTATGGATCGAAACTGATGCTGAAGTTGAATTAATAGGTGAAAAGCTTTGATACTTTTTAAAAAAATTAGATATAAAAATTTATTATCTACGGGAAATCTTTTTACTGAGATTGATTTGAACACTCATAACACTTCATTGATTGTTGGTGAGAACGGTGCTGGCAAATCAACCATCCTTGACGCTTTGTCTTTTGTAATCTTCGGTAAAGCATTCCGTAAGATTAATAAGGCGCAGCTGATCAATACCATAACTCAAAAGAACCTTGTGGTTGAAGTTGAGTTTTTTATTGGTACAAATAACTATAAGATCATTCGTGGAGCAAAGCCGAATATATTTGAGGTGTATCAAAATGATATTATCCTCAATCAATCTGCAGAAATGAAAGACTATCAAGAAATTCTTGAGAAGCAGATTATGAAAGTTAATCATAAATCTTTCTGTCAGGTTGTAGTTCTTGGGTCAGCTACCTTCCAATCTTTCATGCAGTTGAACACAGCGCAACGTCGCGAGATTATTGAAGACCTTCTTGATCTTCAAATCTTTACAACGATGAATTCTCTTTTGAAAGATAAAGTTCTTATCAATAGTGATTCACTTAACACTTGTTCTAATAATAAGAAAATTGCAGAAGAAAAGATTAAACTTATTCGTGAACATATGCAAGAGATGCAAAATAATAATGATGCTATTATTGCAGAAAAGAAAGAGCGCATTGAAGAAACTAAATCACAGTTAGAAATTTTAACGGCTCAACAAAATAACATTAATGAGGAAGCTAAAGAATTAGCAAGCCAAACTACTAATCTTGAAACGCTTGAAAATAAAATGTCTAAGCTTCAATCTTTGAAGCATAAAATTGAAGCTAATCTTGCTATCGTAAATAAAGAAGTCGCTTTCTTTAATAGTCATGACAACTGCCCTACTTGTAAACAGGAAATTGATCATGATTTTAAATGTGAAGCTATTGATACAAGAAACACTAACATTACTGAAATTCAAGATGGCCTTGATAAACTATCAGCTGAATATGACAAAGTAAACTCTGAAATAAAAAATATGAATCTTATTAATAATCAGGTTCGTCAAAAAGTAATAAACTATCACGTTATTGATACTAAAATTAATTCATTGAATACCTATGTTAAACAACTTAACAATGAAATTAATTCAATTCAAAAAACTGTAGAAGAACAGGATAATACAAAGATTGGAGATCTTGAAAAAGAATTCTCTGATATCGAGAAAACACATAGTGAGCTTTCTGAAGAAAGGCAGCTTCTTAATGCAGCTGGTGTTTTACTAAAAGATGGCGGTATTAAATCTAAGATCATTAAACAGTATATCCCTGTTATCAATAAACTGATTAACAAATATCTTTCCGCCATGGAGTTTATGTGTCAGTTTGAACTAGATGAAAACTTCAACGAAACTATTAAGTCTCGTTATAGAGATGTGTTTAGTTACGAGAGTTTCTCTGAAGGCGAAAAAATGCGTATCGATCTTGCTATCCTGTTTACATGGAGAGCGGTTTCGAAACTTCGTAACTCTATCAACACCAACCTTCTTATCATGGATGAGGTATTCGATAGCTCATTGGATTCGAATGGTACAGAAGAATTTTTAAAGATATTAAATAGCTTGACTTTTGACACAAATACGTTTATAATAAGTCATAAGACTGATCAACTTTTCGATAAATTCGAACGAGTGATTAAGTTTGAAAAGCATAAGAATTTTTCAAGGATAGCTTAATGTTTGAAACTGTTGTAATTGACGATATCGTGGATACTGTAAAACAAAAACATATCCACGATATGTTAATGACTGCTGACTGGAAATTCCTTATGGATGTTAGTGGTGTGCAAAATACATATCCATCGCATGGTTTTGCTCATGTTTTAAAATATCCAAATGGATTACTTTCTCCTTTGTATGAGGAAATCAGCCCTCATATTTTAGATTCTATTTCTAGTGGCAATTATAAAATTAAAGAGAACTATTATAACCGTTCTTTCCTTCAGCTGCCATTAGCAGCAAAATATATGAAAGAACACAATGGCATTCATGTGGATCTTCCAAAAGAAATTCCACATGTAGCTTGTGTTTATTATGTAAATAATTCAGACGGTGATACCATTATTTACGAGCAAACTATTAACGATACTCCAGGCGGCTCGAATAATGTTCAACTCATTGAACATAAAAGAGTTGAACCAAAGCGTGGTCGTATAGTTATGTTTGATGGATCTAGGTATCACTGTAGCAGTCAACCAACGATTAACTATCGTTGTATCATTAACTTCGATTTAATTATGGAACAATAATATGGAATTAGTACCAGCCAACGATCCAATCTTAACTAAAGTTTGCGAAACTTTTGATTTTCTTAATCCTCCATTTGACCCTGTTGAATTTTCTCAAGAACTTATTAAGTTTATGTATAGTAAAAATGGAGTTGGTTTAGCAGCGAATCAGGTTGGTGTTCCATATCGTATCTTTGCTATGAGAGCAGCCCCTGAAAATTTTGTTTGTTTTAATCCTAAGATTATTATGCCAGGAACTGATGAGATTGTTCTTGAAGAAGGATGCTTGACTTTTCCCAAATTATTAGTTAAGATAAAGCGACCTCAACATATTCGTGTTCGATTTAATACACCGAACGGAGATACATTGACAAAACAGTTTACAGGATTATCTGCTCGTATCTTTCAACATGAACTAGATCATCTTGACGGAATTGTATTTTATAATAAAGCAAATCGGTTTCATCGCGAACAAGCATTGAAGAATTGGAAAAAATGAATATCTTCTATATTGATCATGACCCTATGCAAGCTGCCGAGTGGATGGTTGATAAACACGTAGTTAAAATGATTCTCGAATCAGCTCAACTACTTTCTACCGCCCATCGCGTTTTAGATGGCAGACAAATCGAAGGCCAATCAAAAACTGGCAGAAAAGCTAAACGGTGGATTCTCGATGATGGTCGCGAAGATGTTTTATATTCTGCGACGCATATCAATCATCCATCTGCCGTTTGGTGTCGCGAATCAATAGAGAATTATAACTGGCTGGTAGATCACTTCTTTGCTCTCATGAACGAATACACTTATCGTTATGAGAAGCAGCATAAGTGCTATGGTGAAATTTCATACATGCTTCAATCACCTCCGAAGAATTTAGAAAAATTCGATTGGACAACTATGCCTTCCTGTATGACAGATGAATATATTATATCAAATGATCCAATAATCAATTACCGTAATTATTACAAAATCGGTAAAGCAAATTTACACAATTGGAAAAAACGTAAACCACCAGAATGGATTTAAAATGGACGATATTAAAATTAAACAAAGAATGAAAGAGCTTATGATACCCATTGATCAGCAGATTATGATGACTGATGATCCAGGTGAAGTTATGATGTTGGCTTGTGCAATGCTATCAACTGTAAAGCAAATATTTGATTTGCAACTTGGCGTTGATGGAAGAAATAAAATGTTTAGGAGTATTATGGATGAGTAATTGGTTTGAAGATGTAAAGGACTTTCACCGCGCATTTGGTCAGCGTATTGGAGATAAGCCAGAATTGGCGCAAGATTTTACTGAGAGAAATCTTAGATGCAGTTTAATGGATGAAGAATTTAATGAATATATTGAAGCTGAAAATAAACACGATCTTATAGAAGTGGCTGATGCTCTAGCTGACATTATCTACATTGCTCTTGGCACAGCTGTATCATATGGCATTCCTCTTGATAAAGTATTCGAAGAAGTTCACCGTAGCAATATGGCGAAGCTCGTTGATGGTAAGGTTCTTCGTCGAGAAGATGGCAAGATTCAAAAGCCAAAGGGTTGGACTCCACCTGATATTGAATATGTGATAAAAAAGACACATGAAGAAAACACTTTACTTAATCAACAAATTGGTTTATAATAATGCATATATACGATTATAGATATTATTATAACGGAGAGAAAAATGGTTAGAACACTTGTTGTAAAAAAGCGCGATGTAGAACATGTCCTTGGTACATTCATCACCTGTGCAGATTATGCCGATGAAATCATTCAAGAAGATTGTGATTTGTATGCAGAATCGCTTGATGGAACTATCTCAGAAGAGAATATTATTTTCAAGTATCGCAAGAATGTTTTCAGTCAGGAAGAAATGGATGCAGCCTATACTGGTTTGAGAGATGCTGCGACTGAATCACAGAACCGTGGACTTGCCGCTGGTCCTCGTGGTGAACAACTTGGGGCTGAAGGTCGTGGTAATCGCGATTGGGTTAGCCCAGAACAAATTGAAATCCTTGCCTTTCTTGGTAGGCCATTAAATTCTTTTGATGATGGTACTACAATCGAAACGATTAAGGAAAGTCATAAGAAAGGTTCTAAGGAAGAAACTCGCGGTCAGGTATGGCTTCGTTCTGCAGTATTGCAGAAGTATGAAGAATACCATGGATGGTTTGATAAGTGGCTTGCTGGTATTCATAACCTTTCGCGTGAAGAACAGATGGCTGAAGCAAAGCATATTGTTGAAAATTATATTTCAGAAACAAATTATGCACAGTCAGTAATGTCTGGTATTGCTGGATACTTCGATCGTTATCCACGTATTCCATATGGTCGTGCAACTTCATATACTGAAAAGAATTATGATAAGTTTGCGCTTGTTTTTCCATATCTTCGCAAACTTAATCAACAATTTAAAGAACTACTTCCTGTACGTTGGGGTGCACAAAACGAATGTGCTCAAAAACTCGATCCTCGTTTTCGTATTGATGAAACTGTCTTTACGACATTGACAGTTAATCATAACTGGCGTACAGCTTGTCATAGAGATGCTGGAGACTTACATGAAGGATTCTCGAATATTTGCGGCATTACTGGCCCTGAAGGTAAAGGTTGGAAGGGCGCTGAGTTCATTCTTCCAGAATTTGGTATCGCTATTAATCTCCAGCCTGGAGATATGTTGCTCGTCAATAATCATGGTGGTATTCACGGTAATGATGCACTTATTGGAGATGATAATGATCGCCTTACCTTGGTATCTTATTTCCGCGAAAAGATGCTTGATCTCAAAGCTTGGGATTACGAAAACCTCCGCAAGCAATATGTCGATGAAAGACGAATGAATAAAGATCATCCACTTCATCGCCATCTTTGGAATGGTGTTTCTGCAAATATGTGGGATGAACAAGAATGGTATGACTATATGAAGAAGCATAATATTGCTGACCCATATGGCAAAGAAGCAGCAGCGAGCTTGGATTCATTCTTCTAATGTGTGGTGTGCTAGGTATAGCGATTAAAAATTTTACAAAGAAAGACCACGATTTAGTTCGTGGTCTTTTCATTCAATCTATGATCCGTGGTAAACATGCTAGTGGTGTTTCATATGTCAAAAACGGAATTGTAAATACAGTTAAAGAATCAATACCTGCAGAAGAGTTTATATTAAAACAAAATTTAGATAATTGGAGAAATGAAGATGGAAACCTTTATTGTATTGGTCATATTAGGTATTCTACTTCTGACTTGCGTTTTAATCAGCCCTTTGGAACTGATTTACTGGGCATTGTTCACAACGGAGTTATATCCCAAGAACCACCAGAAACTTGGGAAGAGAAATATGGATACAAAACAGAAACTGCAAATGACTCAGAATTGATTTTGAAATGCTGGGAACAACATCAAAATCCTTTGAGCGTTTTTCCTGAAGCAAGCATGGCAGTTTGCGGTATCAGTTACAATAAAAAATTAACTGCATTTAGAAATGCGGAAAGACCTTTGTATTATTACACTGATGAAAGGTCTAGTGTGTTTGCTTCAACTAAAGATATTTTAAATCGTTCTGGTTTATCATCTGTAACTAAAACAAAAATGTATGAAGTTATTACAGTTGAAGATTTTAATCTGACACGGCTTCCTATGAATGACATTAATGTAGAGGACTTGCAATGAATTACGATCCAAAAGATTATACATGGGGCTACGAAATTGAGTGGGGTGATATTGACAGGCGTACAATTATCCCTTCGCATTTAGGTAAGTGGGAATTTGCTGAAACAGATATTGTTAATTTGAATGGCGAGTTTCGTGGCCTTGCATGCGATCCATTAGGTGAATCACCTCCAGTTGGTGGTGAAATTAATACAAAGCCAACTGCAACTTGGCAAGATCAAGTTGAACGTATTATGGAAATTAAAAAGCTCTTTACTGATTTAAAACAATCACCAACAGCTTCTTGTGTCAATCATGGTCATCTTCATGTCTATGTTCCTGGATTGAAAGATGATATTCCTGCATTGAAGAAGTTAGTTAAGTATATTCGAGACAATCAACACATTACAATTGATAGATTATATCAGTACCGTCTTGATCCTCTTATGTCCAGTGCTAAAACTGCCAAGACATATTTGAAGTGGGATGGTGGTCGTCCAATGCCCGACTATATGTGTAACAACATTATTAGTCTTACACAGGACTTCGAGCATTTTATTAAACTTCATGCGGCTGGTAAAGATGGTGTATCAATGGGTCGGCCATTCCGATATGCAATCAATACATATTGCATGAAACATACTGGAACAATTGAGTTCCGTTGTTTGCGTTCTTCAACAGAGCGTAGGGAAATTGAAGACTCATTTAGGTTTGCGGAAAAGTTTATTGAAGCTGCATTAAATGATGGTCCACCAGTAGAAGATATTCTTAGCGAATATGATTATCAGTTTCCTAAATTTAATTACGACCATGAAATGTATCTCGGCTGGGAGAAAACAAAATATGATAAGTCAAGAGGCAATAAGCAACGTGAGTTCCTTTCAGTTGAGGCCAACGACTAAAACTGAATTCATTGCTTCTCTTACTGATTTAAAAGAAGATAAGTTTGCCAAAACATTCGTTGCTAAATGCAACATGATGGATGATTGGGATAAATGTAGGGGTGTGTGGATCGACGGTAGACTTGCAGGAGCTATCGTCGTTACCATTTCAAAACGTAAACCAATCACTGCTAATCTTCAACTTCTCCATACTTTCCATGAGTTCAGAGGTAAGGGTGTTGCTCGTAAATTGTGCGAGTGGGCAAAGGATCATGCTATTGAAATGGATGCAGAATACTTTCGTGTTTCTGCGGAGTTTGATGCGGTTCCATTTTATGAGAAGTGTGGATTTAAATTCGTTTGCAAACAAAAAACAGCCAAGCTCGCCATGTTTAAACTTTCTGACCCAGATATTATTGATGAATACATTTGGAAAACGATGAAGAAAAAAGGTAAAGGCGGATGCGTAGAGTGTTACGTTGATTATAAAGGTGTTGACTTTTTTCAAGAAGTATAGTATAATATCTATATAACTTAGGAGATTGTTATGGATTACGATGCAATCGTTTACGGCTGGCGTAATATTGAAAATAAAATGATGTATGTGGGGTTCCATAAAACCCAAGAAGAATTTGATGGATATGTCACTTCTTCCGAAAGCGAAGAACTTAGACATGCATGGTCACATGGTCTTTTAAATCGTACAATTCTTTATCGTGGAACTGTTTCCGAGTCTATCACTTTTGAGAATTTTATTCTTAAGAGTGTTGATGCTCGCGTCAATCCTATGTTTTATAACCGCTCGAATGGTGGCGGCGTAGGCTGTCAATCTTTTGATATCATAACAAAAGATATGAAGAAGATTGCAGAAAAGTGGTTAGGTGGTAATGACAATATCAATAAATTAAAGCGTGAATTTCTCGCTAATAAAAAATTGGTTAAGTCGATTAAGAAAAAGATCGAAGCAGGTCATTATGTTATCTTCGAAGAGAAGATAGAAAACCTTGTCAATCTTCCACGCAACCAAGTTCGTTTGGTTGATTATGATCCTGATCATCTTCAAGAAATTACAGAGAGCATGCGATATGACCCAAAGGGTGCACGCAAATTAGTTTCTCCTGTAATTGTTTCTGTAGATGCAGAAGGATATAAACTAATCCTTGATGGCAATCATACCACAACTGCCGCATATAATGCCAAGTGGACAACCCTTCCTACAATCTACATTAACAGTTCAGACTTCGAGGATAACCAAGCTAACTATAATGATTTTGGATTGTTGATGAACCATCATCCAAAGCGTAAAAAATCTAATACGAAAGAAGATTGTAAGAAAGCAATTATGAATCTTCTAGAGGTTTCTAAATTAGAAATCGGTTCATCTCAATTCCGCGAATGTTGTATTATTAATCTTGAAGAATATTTCAGTAAGCCAACAATTACTGCAAATATTAATTCTGTGGCTACAATTTTAAAAGAGCAACAGGATATTATTAAATACAACTTTAAGAAGTATGGTAAATCTGATATTGAACAAATTACTAAAGGTTGCGAATATTTGAATCCAAATAAAGCGATTATTTCTATCACCTCTGATTCCTCATATAATGCAGGGGTTGGCGCTATTCTTAATAAGATGGGCGGTCTGGATTGTTGGGAAGGAATTATGCTTGTCAATCATAGAAATATGCACGAATACGATCGACGTAATGAACATCATTCTAAACTTATGAAAGCACTTGAACGTATTCATCCAAATGCAAAAGTTGAAGTTCAATACCTACCTTCCTTCATTGATATGAAAAATAATGAACTCCATCAGTAAACAACGTAAACAAGATTTCATAAATTGGTATAAGTGGTCGCTGTCCATTAAGGATTGCGACCCCGCCATTTTTATGACCAATTATCTTTTTGATAGATTTGAGCATAACAAAGAACAAAAACTTTGGATTGCTTGGATCTATGGTACAACGTATTATCTTCCAACAACATGGGTTATATGGAATGAATTCCCAGACTTCGAACTCGTCGGGCTTGAACGACTCCGCGAATGGAATAATAACAATTACAAACGGCTCCGTTATCAAACTGACACCAAGTGGAACAAAGGTCATCTTCCAGCCCAGTTCGAGTCGTACAAAAACTGGGTGGGAGATAAAACTCAACGCGAAGCATTTGCGCCCTATCTCATCGGAGAGCCAAGAGAAAACTTTGACCGACTCTGGCCAGAAATAAACAAGCTCCATAAATTCGGAAGATATTCTTCTTGGTTCTATATGCAAACACTTAAACAGTGCTGCGGTTTATCAATTGAACCGAAGAATCTAATGTTGGAAGATCATGACGGTTCGCGTTCACATCGTAATGGTCTTTGTATGGCTCTTGGTCTAGATGAATGGTACGATCAAAAACTTAACGCGCAACAGATTAATTATCTCGACGGCGAAGCTTACTACATACTTCAAGAGGTAAAGAAAGAATTTCCCACTACTGATTATTTCGATATGGAAACTTGTCTTTGTTCGTTCAAAAAACTATTCCGTAAGACACGTGGACGTTACCTTGGGTATTATATTGATAGACAGGCAGAAGAAATTTCGCAGTGCGCATCAGATGACTGGAAAGGTATTGACTGGCAACCGCTTTGGGATGCCAGAATTGAAACTTTAGAAAATAAACTGTTGACTAATCGCATAGATAATAGTAGAATGAGTCTATACCTAGATTCTAACGTGTTGGATGCCACTGGACTTTTCGAAAAGAAAAGTGTTGGTCTTGAGGGGTTTTTTTAATGAAAGTTATTGAGATTTTAAAGATGCGTGTGATAGCGATTGGTGGTGAGCCTGGATCTGGTAAATCCACATTAATGTGGAAGTTGATTAATCATTATCAACCGAAGCCTATGTATGATGCATATAAGTTAGTTCCATATCTTCAGAAGGATAACATTTATATCCTTGGTAAGTATGAAGAAGGTGAAGTGTTTTCTGGCACTGATAGGATGAGCATGGCTGTCCAGCCAGAAGCTATTAAATTTTTAAGCACATTAAATGATAGCTCAGTTGTTCTTTACGAAGGCGATCGTTTGTTTACATCTTCATTCCTTGAAGATTGCGCTGAAAAATATACTCTTGAGATTATCTATCTTTCAACCTTAAAGGAAGTTAGAACCACGCGATACGCAGAGCGTGGTAGCAATCAAAATGAAACTTGGTTGCGTGGTCGTGAGAGTAAAATTGGTAACATTCTAACTAATTTCGATTTGATGTTTTTAACAGAGAAGTTTTTAAACAACAATCTAGATGAACAGAAAGTAGTATTTGATAAAATTGTGGAGAAGATAAATGAATAATAATGGAGGTTATGTAGTAGGTGCTATTGGTTCTACCAATTTTGGGCATTATCCTACTGGATCAAATGGAGGAGTTGATCCTAATTTTGATGTAATTTACGATGAATCTGGAGGAGTTATCGGCACAGCTGGTAAATTAATCAGTACACAAAATAAAAATATTTCGTATAAATATGGCGAAGATACCTATATTCAAGAAATTTCTGACTATATAGATAAGACATATGGTCAACATTACTCAAAAAATCAATTTCAAGCAACAGAGTTTATTATTGACTCTGGACATGGCACAGGATTTTGTATTGGTAATGTTTTGAAATATGCTCAGCGTTACGGTAGAAAAGGCACCCGTGATGAATGGCGAAAAGACCTAATGAAAGTGATTCACTACGCAATGATGCAATTACATGTCCATGATAATGAAGGAAGTAAATAATGGAAATTAATATTAATATTGAAGATCTAAGAAAGCGTAAGCTTTTTGTTGCTACACCAATGTATGGTGGTATGTGTGCAGGTATGTTTGCACGGTCAGTTGCTGACCTCTCTGCAATTTGTACACAATATGGAATTCCCCTTCAGTTTTATTTCTTGTTTAACGAGTCTTTGATTACTCGCGCAAGAAATTACTGCGTTGATGAATTTATTCGGTCAGGCGCTGATCATCTTATGTTCATTGACTCTGATATTGGATTCAATCCTCAGGATGTTATTGCATTGATGGCTCTTCAAGCTCAAGATGAAAAGTATGATATCATCGGTGGTCCATATCCTAAGAAGTGCATCAGCTGGGAAAAGATTAAATTGGCAGTTGATAAGGGTATCGCTGACGAAGATCCAAATGTTCTCGAGAAGTTCGTTGGTGATTATGTCTTCAATCCAAAGGGTGGCCAGCAGTCTATCTCTATCGCTGATCCATGCGAAGTTCTTGAAATTGGTACTGGCTTCATGATGATCTCGAAGCAAGCTATGTCTAAGTTCTGTGATTTCTATCCTCAGTATATGTACAAGCCTGATCACGTTCGTACTGAACACTTCGATGGCACTCGTAAGATCATGATGGCTTTCCAAGCTGAAGTCGATCCTAAGTCTGAGCGTTATCTTTCAGAAGATTATTGGTTCTGTCAGAAGGCTCAGGAAGCTGGTCTTAAGACTTGGTTCTGCCCATGGATGAAGATGCAACATGTTGGCACTTATATCTTTGGTGGTTCGCTCGCCGACCTCGCATCGATCGGTGCATCTGCTACTGCTGACCCAAGTGCGCTTGGTGGTAAAGCAAAGAAACTTTGAAACAAGGAGATATATTATGAAGATTGATACAAATACAATTAGCGTTCTAAAAAACTTTGCCAAGATTAACCCTTCCATTATTGTACAGGAAGGGAACGTCTTGAAGACTATGTCAACAAACAAGACAATTTTGGCAAAGGCAAATGTCAATACAAATTTCGGTAAGCGATTTGCGATTTATAATCTAGATCGTTTTCTTTCCACCATTAGTTTGTTCAATAATCCTGAACTAAACTTCGGTGAGAAGTCTGTTGAAATTTCAGATGAAACTAAGAAGATTAATTATACCTATGCTGATGAATCTACCATCGCAAAGGCTCCAGAAAAAGAAATTAATCTTCCATCTGTTGACGTAATCTTTAAGCTTACTAATGATAACTTGAAGGATGTTGAAAAGGCAGCTGGTGTTCTTCAGCTTCCAGAAATTCTTGTTTCTGGCGATGGAGTAAATGTATATCTACAGGCTGCTGATTCAAAGAATCCTTCAGGCGATGTTTATTCGGTTGCTATTGGTACAACTGATAAGACATTTAAGGCTATCTTTAAGCATGAAAATATTCGTATCATTCCAGGTGATTATGAAGTAAGTATTTCATCTAAGGGCATCTCTAACTTCAAGGGTGCTGAAGCTGAATACTGGATTGCAGTTGAGCAGTCATCAACTTTCTAAGTTGACTTTTTTGACTGGGGAGAGTATAATAGCTCTCCCCTTTTTATATTATGGAGTATATTATGAACGAAGAATTTCTTTGGGTCGAGAAGTATCGTCCAAAAACTATTGAAGACACTATTCTTCCTGTACAACTAAAAGCAGTGTTTCAACAATTTGTTGAACAACAAAATATCCCTAATCTTATCCTATCAGGTTCAGCAGGTGTTGGTAAAACAACAGTGGCTCGTGCTATGCTTGAACAATTGGGGTGTGATTATATCGTAATCAACGGGAGTATGAATGGCAACATCGATACGCTTCGCAATGAGATCCTCAACTTCGCCTCTTCGGTCTCCCTCAGCGGAGGAAGAAAATACGTTATCCTTGACGAGGCTGACTATCTTAACGCAAACTCCACACAGCCAGCCCTCCGTAACTTCATGGAGGAGTTCTCGCGGAATTGTGGGTTCATTCTCACATGTAACTTTAAGAACAGAATCATCGAGCCACTTCATTCTCGGTGTTCAGTAATTGACTTCAAAATCAGCAAGTCTGATATGGCTAAGTTAGCTGGACAATTCTTCAAACGTGTTCAGATGATTTTGGATAATGAAAAGATTACCTTTGATACAACTGTTGTTGCAGAAGTAATTAAGAAACACTTCCCTGATTGGAGACGTGTTCTTAATGAGCTTCAACGATATTCAGCAACAGGTAGTATTGATTCTGGTATTCTTGCCAATCTTCAGCAAGTGTCTCTAAATGAATTAGTTTCATTGTTGAAAGATAAAAACTTCAGCGGCATCCGTAAGTGGGTCGCCGAGAATCTTGACAATGATCAAAATACTATATTTCGGAAGCTCTACGACCATTGTTCTGAATTTCTTGTTAAATCAAGTGTACCCGCTCTTGTTCTTCTTCTTGGTAGGTATCAATACCAAGCAGCTTTCTCGGCCGATTCCGAGATTAATCTTATGGCTTGTTTAACAGAGATGATGATGGAATTGGAGTTCGTATAATGAACCCATTTGATTTTGTCAATTCTATTCTTAAAACAAAAAAAGATATAATGATAGATGCCGCTTCTGAGAAGGGGTATTCTTCATTCCTTTGTAATAGAGCGTTATCCTATCACTCAGATGCTATTCTATATGCTAACGAGATGAATATCAACCATCATCTTGATTCAAAACTTCAATTCCATTATTTAATAAATACAATACGTCCAGCTAGCAGACCTTCTGTTAAGTGGGCGAAGCGTAAAGAAAATGATGCGATTGATGCTATACAGAAATACTATGGCTATAATTATGAAAAAGCCAAAGTAGCACTGTCCATCCTTTCTAAAGAACAAATAAAAATAATTAAGAACAAGTTTGAAAAGGGTGGAACATAAATGAATAACTTATTGGATTCTTTAATTGAGGTGAGAATAGCAGAGGAAGAAGATTTCTTAAAAATTAAGGAAACTCTAACAAGAATTGGTGTAGCCTCTAGGAAAGAGAAGAAACTATATCAATCATGCCATATCTTCCACAAACAAGGTAAATATTACATAGTGCACTTTAAGGAGATGTTTGCTATTGATGGCAAACCTTTTAATTTCTCTGATGAGGATAAAGGTCGCCGTAATAAAATAGCAGAGCTGCTTCAAGATTGGGGTCTTTTAAAAGTCGTAGAATCGGATATAATCAAAGAACCACTTGCTTCCATGAGCCAGATTAAAATTATTAATCATAAAGAAAAGCACGAATGGACTCTTGAAGCCAAGTATAACATGGGGCGTAAAAAGAAATGAAAACCTGCCAGGAAATAGAAGTTGCTATAAACGAAGTTAAGAAAAGGTTTAAAAAGAAAAAACCTATTGCTAAAACAAATTGTAAAACAACTAATCCAGGCACTCGATGTAAAGAATGTAATTGTTGGAAAATGACTAGGGAGTACTGTTCGTAATGAATTTGCCATGGAAGATTGTGAAGAAAACTTATACACCAGCCGATAAAAAAATAGAAGAAATAATTAACTTACTTTTCCCGCCTCTTATCTTAGAACAAGAAATTGGTAAAGATGGTGGGGTGACTAAGTTCCATATAGATTACTCAGCTGATTCAAATTTAGATTCAGTACTGAGTGATCTAGAAGATGGTCATAACGACAAAGCATGTCATGATACTCTTAAAGATATTTCTAATAGATTATTTAAATTGCGTAAGATGTTAGAAGCCTATAGAGAATTAGATAAAGACGCAAGATATATAATCGTTGAAAACTTTAATAGTAATAATGAGGAAATAGGTTATGACGAAGGACAATATTGATTTAGAATTGGATAATCTTTTCAATGCCATTGAAAAAATGATCGACATTCAAGATGTTATCTCATATGAAGAACAGCATGAAAATCGCGCTGCTGCTTATGACATAAAAGTAAAACATCATACTCCTGCTAAAAAAGAAGCCCAACAGGCATTCCAATCTGCAGTAAAAGAGATCGTCAGAAAGATGTTTAAAAACAGGACACCCTACCATCTATAATAGGTGTTGACTTTTTCTCCAAATAGGGTATAATGGTAATACCATTGGAGAAAATGAAATGACGATGCACCTTCTTCCTGCCTTTGTAACGACTACTAGAAATTCTCGTAAGACAAAATCGAAACCAGCATCTTCTAAACATGAAGCATGGTTGCTGAAACACGGAGTTCATCCTTCGCAAATTAAAGCAAAGAAAAGTGTTGACTTAAATTGGTCTTCAAGGTATAATGAGTCTATGATGGTTGATCGATCCGATTATGTAAGTCTAGGGATTAACGGTAATTGTCCGAAAGCCCCTGAGAAAGTATATACTGGCGGTAATCTCGTTGGTATTGCTACGATGCATAAGTCGAATATGGTTCCAATCTTTGCTGAGTCTATTCAAGATGCTCAGGATATCGCTAGAATGAGGAGAGGTTGATGCAAATTAAAGATAAGCTAGTCAAGGTGAACGATAATTTCAGTGTTCTAATGTATGATAACGGTTTCATGATTGAGATCGCTGGACGTGATCGCAATGATAATTGGGCGACCGCAAAAATTATGGCACATGATATTGAAGAACTGATTGTTCTTATTAAAGAAGCAATAACCATTACGAGAGATTAAAATGGATAACGTACAGATTCAACTCCAAGACCAAACTGGTAACTGGCGTACTTATCAAGTTACATTGAATCACTCGCAATATATTATTTCTGGGATGCGTAGTCTTGCATCTCAATTCCCTAATCAACGTGTAAGAGCGGTTGATATGAACGGACGATTACTTGACATTCTTTGAAAAAAAGTGTTGACTTTTGTCTTTTTCTATAGTAAGATTACTAAATAATGTGAATGGAGAAACTAATGACGACTAATCTACAAAAGGTGTACGAAGCTCTTGTTGTAAACGGTGAAGAACTCACCGCAAAGCAGATCTCTGCACGTTATAATATCGCTAACCCACATGATGCTGTTTATCAGCTTCGTATGAAGGGCTATTCGATTTATAAGAATGAACATACGAATTCAAAGGGACACGTTACTAACAAGTATCGTTTTGGAACACCGTCCCGCAATGTTATCGCTGCAGGCTACAAAGCACTCGCAGCGGGTCTCGTCTAAAGAATCCCAAAATTTGGGTCTTTGAGGCGGGATGAAAATCCCGCCTTTTTTATTGTTGAAAATAGTTGTTGACTTATTTTCAATTTACGGTATAATGATACTTGTGATGCTGTTTGACATTGTTAGAGAGAAAAGATAACTTCGGTTATCTCTTCATAGATACTACACGGGGTACCGCCTATGGACGCATAGGCTAATGAGCGATTGGGCCATCATGCCGCTCTAAGACAACCTGACCAATGGCTAATGACGGCTGCAACCGACTCAGAAATTTGGTTTTATGTAGTATCTTTGAAGAGATAAAAGAGTTTTGGAAGGTACTGGCTAGGCGCTGGTATCTGTATTCCCTGGCAGGAGTACGAACGAGGGATGCCAGTCTTTCTAGTAGCCAAATAACTAATTGTAGCAGTATGGCACTGCTGGTGAAGCACCTACGGAGATGGTAGGAAAGCAGATGAGAAATCATCTAACAAAACAAATGCCAATCAATTTGCGGTCTTAGTGTTGAGGGTCAGCACATGAGTTTGTGGCACTCAAAGAACTGGTTCGATCCCAGTAGACCGTACCAAAGAATTGCAGGGGATGGATACCTGTAAATCACCGATGACAAGAGTTGTGTATTGATTATCGGGTATAGTCGCAGCCACTGGGGTCTGCTTGACACAACCGTCTTATCCAATGAACCTACTCCGCGAAAAGGGAGATGCTGGATGGCAGTAACCAGCAACGAATTTAGGGTGAGTTGATGCTATGGCGTGTGCATCCCCGGACTGTAAATCCGGTCCTTACAGGTAAACAATGTTGGTTCGACTCCAACCTCACCCACCATTACACGAACCCATAGCACAATTGGTGGTGCAAGATGCTTTTAACTTCTAGGTTACAGGTTCAAATCCTGTTGGGTTCACCAATGTTGTGTTGGTCGAGATTCCATTAACACTCGACAAGTCCTAGTCTGCCTGTAGTATACTGCAGTTTAGATCGGGCACCAAAGTTTGCTTCCATGAACTAATTGCTTCTAGTACTGGTACCGGAAAAAAGCATTGCCCAAGTTCTCCTCGTCGTGGGGAGTATGTAGGTTGGAATCCTACTGGGAGCTCCTAACTAAATATGGACTACTAGCTCAATAGGTTAGAGCATCTGACTCTTAATCAGAGGGTTCGCAGTTCGATTCTGCGGTAGTCTACCAATTTGGAGATGTTATGGCAAATATCGGCATTTATAAACACCATCCTTACTGTTCTGAACAATCTTCTTCTGGTGTTGTAGATGCTATAAACCATTTCCATAAATGTAGTTATTTTAATGAAACTGATATTACTCCTGAGTTTTTAAGTCAATTTGATATGATAATATTTCCTGGAGGTATTGGTGACTCAGAAGAATTCTTTAATTTATTTCATTGGAGAAAAGCTGCAATAGTAAATGATTATGTAAAATCTGGAGGAAAATATCTTGGAATATGCATGGGTGCTTATTGGGCTGGTTCTCGTTACTTTGATATTATCGATAGCTTAGATGCAGTTCAATATATTAAACAGCCTGATGCATTAATAAAACGTAGTTATGGAACTGTTGTCCCAGTAATGTGGGAAGGTAATAATGAAATAATATATTTCTATGACGGATGTACTTTTGATGGAGACATATCTAAAGCACAAATCATAGGAAGTTATGGTTCGGGTCATCCTGCTGCGATAATTCAAGGTAATATAGGTTTGATTGGTCCGCATCCAGAGGCAAATGAGTTTTGGTTTGATACATGGAAATATATGCCAGATTATTTTCATCGTGGTCACCATCATAAGTTGCTAAGAGAGTTTGTTAATAAATTGCTTAGATAGCTCAGTTGGTAGAGCAGTGGTTTGAAGAACCACGTGTCGGCGGTTCGACCCCGTCTCTAAGCACCATATAGGAGTATATCATGTTTACTGTTGAAGAAGTATTACAATGGCAAGGGATCAGCGTTGTTGATAGTCTTGTAGCTACTGATTTGTGTAAGTCTAAATCAGATGCTCGACGTATGATTGATCAGGGTGCCATCAAAGTAGATGATATGAAAGTGACTGATCATAATGCTGTTGTATTGTTCAGTCCAGATAAAACAAAACATATTTTAGTACAAATTGGCGCATAGCTCAGCCTGATTAGAGCATTCGACTGATAATCGAAAGGTCGTTGGTTTAAATCCAACTGTGCCAACCAAAGTTTGCCAACAGTGAGGTCATGAATTCACTGGCCGTTCGTCTATAGGAATAGGATACAACTGCGGAGTCGGTTGAGAGATGGGTTCGATCCCCATACGGTGGCAATTTAATCATGGTGGGCTCGTCTATCGGCTAGGACTCTTGATTTTCGCTCAAGCAAGAGGGGTTCGACTCCCCTGCTCACTACCAATACTAACAGCGTGTAGGGAAGTCTGGCCGTTCCCGCAAGTCTTGGACACTTGAGATCGATGGTTCAAATCCATCCACGCTGACCACATAGGCAGACCCACCGTGGCCCCGTGACGCGATTACTGCCTCCGCCATACGCGAAACGTGGGATGGGCTGCGTATGCGGGGTTTGGTGGTTTTCCTGACACAAGAAAAACCACCACTTTATTTTTATTTCTTTTTTTCTAGTTTAGCGACGATAGCTTTTAGGCTAGCATGATCTTCTCTAATGTCTGCAAGAATTTCTACAAGATGTTCGTGATCTTCTTCTGCACGTTCTTCTGCTGCTTTACCAGCAAGGTTTTGGCCTACCATAATAAGAGGTAGTGCAACAAGCTGGATAATACCGCCAGATACGTAAAATACAAAATCTTGTAGAGATGGTATTACAGTTGGTAACATTGACCAGATAAAAAAGAAATATACGCACCAAATGCTTGACATCCAAGCAACAGTTTTAAGAGCAATTGAGTCATTAATTTTAGATAAGTTCATTTTTATTCTCCTTAATAAGGTTATTTGATATTTATCTGTTGACTTATTCTCTAAATAAGGTATACTAAGTAATATAGAGTTTTGGGAAGTGGCGCAGCGGTAGCGCAGGTGACTGTTAATCACTTGGTCGTAGGTTCGAATCCTACCTTTCCAGCCAATTCTGCCCTTATAGCTCATTTGGTAGAGCAGTTGCTTTGTAAGCATCAGGTGGTCAGTTCGAATCCGACTGGGGGCACCATACTGTAGCGAAAGGGTGGCGTCCACCGTTCAGACCTCTATGCCCTATGCTGGCCAGCATCTATCGGGAGTGATTAGAGAAAAGAGCCGCTACATTGAGTCGCTGTCA